TTCTTTTCGAGCCACTGGATTTCAAACTCCAGCTTGCTCTTTAGCTTCTCTGCGTTGGTGGTCATCTCGATGCCTTGCAGCTCCCATTTCATCATCTTGTCATCAACGGCATAGTAAACCTGCTTGAGTTCTGCGAGAGTGAATGTCTTGTGCCACTCGTGTACGTTGTCGAGGTATGCCGACATCGCTTTATAGTCGGCTCTGACTGCCTTGATTGCCTGTGCGACGTTCCGGGCTTCCTCGCGCATCTTCGTGAGGTTGTTCTGTGCGATGAGCTTCTCAAGCGCGGAGAAATCCACGTCGTGGGGATATTCGGAGCGCAGCTTGAGTATGTTGTTGGCGATGAGCTTTGTTGTCGCGTCTCGTTTCTGCTTGGCTTCCCATGCTTTCTTGATGTCCTCGATTTGCTGCGGAGTCCTTGCCTTATGCCGAACAGATGCTCTTTGGAGCGTGGCAATCCGGGAGTTGATTTCCTCGAAATGCTCCGGGTCGTTCATGGCTCGCATCTCCTTGATTGCTTCCTTGCACTCCTGTGGCAGATAACCGTCCACAATGTCTTCCCGGAGGTTGTCAAGTCTCCATTTGTTCCACCTCTGCTGAATAGCTGCTGCCTGTTCCGGGGTTCGTGCATCATGCCGTTCCTGTGCGATTTCGAGCGGTGTCTTCTGCGGTTCTGTGGTAATGCCGAGAATGGTGTCCACCCTCTTGCGGTTGTCGGCTATGAAATATGGCAAATTTCCGCCCATTTCTATTCGGTCGGCGTGTTCTTCCACCCAGCCTTTGAAAGCGGCAGGAACGTCGCGCACGGTGTTCACAGAGCCTTTCTCCGGCTGTTCTCCGGCGAGTATGCGTTGTGTATCCTCCGCCATTTCCTCCTCGGTCTTCAGAACCGTTACGACATGGCAGCGGCAATGCGGATGCCACCCTGTAAACTTGAAGTCTTTTGGGTAGCGTCCGGCGAGAGTGTCGCAGATGTCGGTCAGCGGCACTCCGTTCATCGTGTGGTTGTTGCTCAGTTTGATTTCGATGCCCACCACGAATTCCATCTGTTGCCACCGCAGGTGGTCGCTCGTGCGATATGCTATGTTGGTCTCCGTACAGGCAAGTCTCCGGGCGTTCTTGTAGCTGCTGCGGTAAACTCCGCGTCCGGGGTGGAAATCTCGTGCTGCTTGAGAGAGCCGGAGGTTTCCGTGCTTGTCTCGCACTCGTCTGAACAGCTTGTCGGGGTGTTGCAGATATTGCCGGAGGCTTCGGGACATTTGCGCTGCGCTCTCCCCGGTGCGTATTCCCAAGTCAAGACCCAGCTCTATCTCTCGCTTGAAAGATTCGGTATATCTCCATACCCTGTCGGATAGGTTCAACCCTTGCGCCTTGCGTTGCAGAAATGCGTCGAGAGCCGCTCCGTTGGTCGAGAAGTAACGTCGGTATTGTTCCTTGCTCAATTCGCCGACACGGTCGCCGAAAATGCGCGAGACGAGGGCATTGTTCTTGTTGTTGCTCAATGTCCATGCAGACCGCACTCCGCTCACGATGGTTGTCTCCATTGACTCTTGCAGCGCGGTCATCAGTCGCTCTATCTGCTTTTTTGTCGCCGGGTAATCATCGAAGCTAAAAATGCGGTCTTCCGGGAGTGTTGTCTTGATTGACACACCAATCTTGGCGGCTTCCTCGGCTGCTTTCTTGAAGATACGGTCTATTCGCGTACCGATTGCCGCCATGTTGCGAAGGTGCGTCTTGTCATAATCAGTTGGCTTCGGCATTGTCGGTCTTGTCTATGGGTCGTTCCTTGAATTGGTCACACTCCGGGTCGGACAGGAACTTGCAGAATTTTCCGTGTTGGCTCTTGGCATCATACGGACAGCGGCACAGGATTAGGTGTCCGTCGAGGGCTTTGTTGTGCCAATCGTAGGAGTGTGCGCAATCCCGGCAGCGTCTCTTGGGTGCTTCCGGCTGCTTCTTTTTGGGTGGGCGGACTGGTGTTCGTGCCATGATGCGATTGGTTTATTCGGTCAAATCGAAGGAGTCCACGGTCTCCTCTTCCTTTATCTCCTTGATTGTTTTGTCGACATTGTCCGAGTGTCCGTATTCCTCGATGCTCTCTCGCTGCGACATGATGGGTTTATTGCCGTTTGCGGTCATCAGCCTTTCCACTCGTTCTTTCTCGTCCGTGATGCGGTAGGGGGTTATGATATTCTCAACCGGGAGAGCGTCGATGTCGGCATGGTATGCGCTGCCCATCACAAGTTTGGCATAAGCCTTGACCACGTTGACCTCTCGATCGAAGAATTCGATAAGGTCTCCGCTCTCGTCTCCCACCTTGAGTTCTGCGTCGATGAACATCTGCTTGCGGCTCTCCCCGGAGAGTGCCTGTTGGCTCATCTTCTCATAGCTCCAATCCGGGAGTTGTAGCTGCGTGAAGTACAGGCTTCGCAGAGTCTCGATGTGGAACTTGAGGCTCTCGGTAGCTTGCTGCCATGTGACGTATTCCGCTTTTGCTCCCGATGGGAACTGCGAGACCGCCTTGAATTCCTTGTTGGGGCTTTTCTCGTCGCCGTACTGAATGACTGCGTCGGCGCAGACCACGAATTTGGGTTTGCTGTTCTCCCGGAGGTAGTTGCCGTTTCGGGAGAGAGACCATTCCATCTCGTACACGTTCCGGGACGTGTCTTCCCATATCGGCATCGGTCGCCATGCGTAAACGCCGGGGATTTTAAGGAGCGTTGTCTTCTCGTCTTCGACCACAGCCCAGTCTCCGCCCTCGTTGCTCCATTTGATGTGGCGGCTGTCCTCTCCGTCTGTGTAGGTGTCGAAATACTGCACGTTCTTGCGCCCGACCTTTCGTGTGTAGCCTATGCTCATGGCGGTCATGTCGCCGTACTCGTCGAAGAACGGGTATAACTCGTCTCCGAGCATTGGGGAGAATGTCCGGCAGCGCAGTTTGATAGGGCTGTTGACGCCATAGAGATTGTTCTGCTGCTTCACGGCATACCAAAGCGTGAATATTTCGCACCCGGCGAACAACTGCTTGCATCGTTTGGTATTAACGCTGTTGATGCGGTTGCGGTCGTATATCTTTTCAATTACTTCCGCTGCGAGCTTCTGTTTGTCGCCCTCCGGCTTATACACTCGCTTCACGGGTATGCCTGTGCAGAGTTCGCTCATGCGTGTTGCGGCGAGTTTCTGAAACGAGAGGGTTATTCGCGTTACTCTCTCTACTCCGTCATCGCGCACAATGTCGGGGTATATCTGCTTGTCCATGACGGGGTGCTTCTTTGGGTCGTACTCGCTTTCAAGACCCTTTCTGCCTGCCCACACCGGGACACTGACGGTCTTCTGCTTGAGCGCGGTTATTCGCTCTCTTTCGGTCGTATTTGCGCCGAGAATTTCTTGGATGCTTGGCATTTGTCGTTGATATTGGTGTTGTTAAAAAATTCTTTGGAGACGTTCTATGTCGATAGCTCCGCGCATATCCATCGGGTAGAAGGTGTTGGCGAGAGCGTCGAAGCGGTCGGTCGAACGGTTGAGACGTTTCTTTATATCTTCTTTTGGTTCTATCTGTATCTTGCCGTCGGAGCGGAAGAACCACCGTATCTCCGTCGCTTCTTCCTCAAAGAGTGGGTCGGGCGGCAGCATCGCCCCTGTGTTGTTCTTGGGGTTGAGCCAATCCCGGACGCACCAGAACAGATAGGCTCGCATATTCACGAAGCGATATTGCCCGGTTATGTCTCTCATTTTATCGGGGTTGTTTCCTCCCCATTCGCTGTATTTGCAGCTGATTATGTATTCCGGGCTGTTCTCCACCTCACGGCATCGGGAATAAACCCCTGCGCCCTCTCCGATGGTGTCTATGCTTACGAAGCCGTAGGGGTTGCGTCTCCTCCATGTCGCCACCTTTCCTGCAACCTCCATGTGGTCTGCCGTGCCGCCGGAGTTGTGGCTGTCGAAGCCGGAACACCATGCGCCCATGCGCTCGACATAGCAAGTCGCGTCTCGACCCATGCCAGCCACGTCCACACCAAGCATCCGAATGTCTCCGTCTCTTTCGATCGGCTCTTTGCCATGCGCCTGTTTCCACCGCTCCTGTGCGGTTTCTATCCACTGCTGGGGTATCAGCACATCGTCTCCGACCTTTGGGAACTTGCCGAGGACTTTCTTTCTGAACAAGTCCTCCGGGCGATACCATTGCCCCTCGAATTCGAAGTCATCAAGTTCCGGCTGCACCTCGTCGGGGCGGATACGCATACACCATTGTTCGAGCTTGTCAACCACCCACGGGTAGTCCACCTGTCCGGGTATGATGATTCGCTTCTCCGTTACGTTTGGTGCTGTCAGTGAGTTGAGTCGGAACTTTGCCCAGCGTTCTCCCTTTTGGCTTCGTGCCGCATATCCGATTGGGGTATTGGGGTTGAACACAAGAAGAATTCGGGAGTCTCCTTGCAGATTACCCTCGATTGCGTCGAAGATGTTGTCTGATACGCCGGAGGCTTCCGTGACGATGAACATCGTATGCACCGCGTGAAAACCCGACCATGCTTCGTGATTCTGCTCGTCGGCTTTGAAGCCTGTTAGAAACCATTCGCGGCTGTTCATGCGGATTCGGTCTGTGGTCACGCTTCCGGGAAGAATGATGCCGCGTTGTTTGGCTCTCTCCATAAGTCGTGCGACCTCCGGCATCATGATGTTCTTTACCTGCCTGTCCGTCGGTGCTGTCAGAGCGACTTTGGTGTTCTCCACAAGCTCCTTGCGGCTGTTCCACCGTGGAGTAAGGAACAGGCAGCTCACAGCGCAGCAAGCAGCGACAAAGTCTTTCCCTCGTGCTGTTCCCGAAGCCACCGAGGTTCGGGGGTTGAACTGCACCGAGGTTACGATTGCCTGCTGCTCTTTGTCAAGGTTCGCGCCCAACGCTTCACGGATGAACTTGTTCCAATCCTGCCGCCATGAATTCAATAGGTCGATGCCCCTTTGCCGGAGTATGATGTCTTGCTGTCGTGCCATTGTTGAAATGTGGAGTTATTTTCTCTGAATTTTGCGCCTGTGGGCTTTCATGCTTGTTGGTGGGCGGTTGTTCCACCCAGAGCGAAACGAGCGAACAGCGCGGCTTACACGGGGAATTCCGTGCTGTTCGCCTCTGCTTCATCAAGCATACCGCTTTCCATAAGCAGATTTGCAAAGGAAAGCTCCCCGGAGACCTCTTTCTTTTCCGGGGCATAGAGTCCGAGCAGCTTGCGCCGCTCCTGCAACTGCGCCCGGATTTCAGAAATGTACGAGACGTTGCCGAGACCTATGACTGTGCTTTCGCGTGTCTCTATCTGCGTGGTCTTGCTCTTGCCGCCCTCGTCTCCGAACTGCGGCACTCCTTTACGCTTCTTCATGGTGCGGACATAGTCCTCTTTGGATTTCTCCCATTGCGCCCATAGCTCACGGCACGTCTCGTCGATGCGCTCAAGCTCCAACTGCAAGGCGTACTCTGCGTTGTCGAGCCGCTGCTGCTGGAGTTCTTCGAGTACGGTCTTGATGTCGTTCTGAACCGTGGCTGTAGAGTAGGTTGAAAGGTTGAGCCGCTTCATTACCTCGGCTCTGATTTGGCGCACCGTGTATTGCCGGAGAAACATCTGCGAGACAATCTCCAGCCGTGCTAACTTGGCTTGATTGCGCCGTTGTGTCTGCATCTTGCTCATTGTCGGGTTATGTTAAGGGGTTATGCGCTCCGCTTCTTCTCCTGTGAGTTTTTCCCAGCAATCGAGAATTGCGTCGCAGTATTTAGGGTCGTATTCCATCGTGAAGCACTTGCGGTTTATCTGCTCGCAAGCGATAAGGGTCGAGCCGCTGCCGCCGAAAAGGTCAAGGACGAGCTGCTCTTGCTTGGTGCTGTTCTTGATAAGTCGCGCCATCAGCTTTACGGGCTTCATGGTCGGGTGGATGTCGTTCTTTGTCGGGTGGATGTCGTTCTTTGTCGGCTTGTCTTCGTAGATTACCGTGTTGGGGACTGACACGTCCGTGAGTTGAAGCACGAGCTTCAGCAGTTCGTCTTTCTTGAGCTTGCGGTAGTCCACCCCGGCATCCTCGATTACGGTGCTTTGGCTGCGGTCATCGACGAAGTAGTGCGCTGCTCCGTCTTTCCACCCATACAGGCATGGCTCGTGCCGCCACTGGTAGTCCTGTCTTCCGAGGACGAGCGCGTTCTTGACCCATATCAGCGTCTCCCGGAGCGTCAGTCCGACCTCCTTGAGTGCCGTGCGGAATTCATAGCCTTTGCTGTCTGCGTGCCACACATAGAAAGCCGCGCCCGGTCGCATCGCTTGAATGGCGCAGTTAAAGGCAGCGGTCAAGAAGCCGACAAATGCCACGTCATCCATGTTGTCGTTGGCGATTTTCATTTTGTCCTTTGTGCCGCCTTGATAGTCCACGTTGTATGGTGGGTCGGTCAGCAGGAGGTCTGTCTGTTCTCCACCCATCAGTTTGGCTACATCGGCTTCTTTGGTGCTGTCTCCGCACATGAGCCTGTGCCGTCCGAGTTCCCACACATCGCCGGGGTTGCAGCGTGTGGGTGCGTTGGCTGCATCTTCCTCTCCGTAGTCATCCTCGTCTGCATCGTTGTCTTCCGGCTCATCGTCGAAGTCTCCGAGACCCCAATCGAGAAGCTCGTCGGGGTCGAAGTCTTCGGAGAGTGTCTCGTCGTCCCACTCTCCGAAAGCCACGTTATCCTTGATGATGAATTCTCGCTTCTGCTCCTCGGTCAGTTGGTCGGCTCGCACGATGATTGCCGTGGGGTCTGCGAGCCATGCTTCCCAATAATCGCGGAGGTTCTGCCGTTCCGCTTCGGTCTTCTGTGCATAGCCCTTGCAGCCGTTAGCCAGCATCATGTTGATTTCCGCAGGGCTTTTCTCGGAGATTGCGGTTAATGCCCGGTAGCGCATATTGCCGCCGAGGGCTGTGTAGGTCTCGTCTATGACTATCGGGCGCAGGGTCTGCATCTCCGGGAAGATGAGAATTGAGCGCACAAGTCTTTCGAGCTGCTTGTCTGAAATCTTGCGCGGATTCCGTGCGTTGATATTGATTTGTGATAGTTTGATTTTTTCGGTCTTCATTGCTTCTGTTTTATCTGCAAAGTTACTTAAAAATGATTGTAATATAATCACTTTTGGGCGCAATTAGAGGCTTCCTGTGGCTCTGCCGAGTATCGCATAGTCTCTCGTATCATGTTGAGCGTTGCGTTGCTGCACAGCTCGTCAGGAATGGTGCGCAGAACTCGCCAGCCCATGACGGTGGCGGTGTTGTACTTCTCCATGTCGTTGAGAAACCCTTTCGGGGACGTGTGCCGTCCGCCTGTCCACACTCCGCCCTCGACTTCGACTGCTATCTTGTGTTCCGGGATTGCGTAGTCGAACCGCCACTTGCGTGTGGGGTGGAACTTATGCTCTTTAACACACTCGACTTTCAAATCGGAGCGGCAGAGTAGTGTGAAAAAGTCCGATTTTAGCTGCTGCGGCTTCGCCTGTCGCGTTTTCTTGCGTCTTGTGGGTGTTTGGTCGTTTTTCATTGTTTCGTTGAAATTTGGGGCATTTCTGTGCGTCTGTGGGCATACACGACAAACGGGGGATTACTCCCCCTGTATGCCCGGTTGCCCGGTCTTGGTTGCGTGGTGGTCAGAACGGAAGGTCTTCCTCTGCGCCAACCATATACGGATTGTTGTTGGCGGTCAAGTCCACAGCCGCCTGTGGCTTCTTGGCGAGGACGTGCAGTCCACCTATGATTGGTTGGGCGGCTCGTTCCTCGTCGGTCATGCGCTCGTATACCTCCCGGTCATGGCTGACCTTGATGCAGTGAGTGTCGCTGTATTGTGGGTTCTGCATCTCAATTGCGGTCATGTTGAGATAGCAGCCCTTTTCTCCGAGGAACAGACCGCTCTCGTCGATGGGGATGCAAAGACATTGCTTGGTCGTGGTCTTGCCTTTGATGTTGGTTACGAATGCCCCCTGCAGTTTCAGAAGGTCTGTCTTGATGCTGTAATTTGCCATATCGTTTTGGGTTTAGGAGTGTTGGAACATATCGGGGTATTCGAGGTTGAAGCAATCCCGGAGAACTGTGTGTTTGTATCCGTCCGCCTTAAGGTTGGACAGGGTGTTCTCTATGCGCCGCTCAAGTGCTGCGCCATTCTCTGCATACAGGACTCTGCACTCTGTGGAGAATTCGCCCTGTGCGTTCTTTGTCTCGATGATGATTTTAACCGTCATTATTGTTGGGGTTTATTTATTAAATGGTTTCTTCAATAGTGCGTATCCGTTGCCGTACTCCAGCTTCTCGTATCCACGGCTTATGTAGTGGTCGAGCATCCACGTCGGGGTGTCTGCCGCTTCCCATTCGAGGTACACCGCGCTGAGTCCGTTGTTACGGGCAATCGTCTCCGCTTTGTTAAGCAGTTCTTTGGCTTTGCCCTCTTTCCGGCAGTAAGGCTGCACCCATAGGTTGTGGATAAATGCGCCTATGCCGTACTCTCCCTGTGGCTGCGTGTAGATGTCGAGCTGAACACTGCCGCCGTCGGTTATGAGTAGGTAGAGGGTTCTTTTTGACCATGTTTGTTTTTGGATTTGTATCATTGATTTTTTGTTTGAATTATTTTTGTTCGGGTCTCCGATTTGCCGCCGAGCCGCTTTCCCTCTACCGTCGAAGCCCCTTGCGCAACACGTGCTGAAACCTGCCGGGGCAGTGGATATTTACGAGGGGAGGTCAGTTGTTCCATTTGCGGATGTGGCAGTCTCTCTGGCTGAGTGCGGTCGTACTACTTGCTTGCGGCTGTGTCGGAGGTTACCTTTCTGAGTTGGTCTTTGAGTTGAATTAATTGCAGGAGCAGTTGGGAGATTGCGGATTTTTGTCTCTTGATTTTGTCCTTGACATCACCGCGCTTCTTGTTGCCGCTGTAATCTGCGATTGAAGCGAGAGCGTTCATATATCGGTCTCGTTCTTCCCGGAGTTGGTCGTTCTCCGCTTGGAGCTGCGCTATCAGTTCCTTTTGTCTGCGGTCGTATGCGTGGTACTCCTTGACAAATTTGTGGAAAAATGCGCCCGACACCGTGTCGTGGTATCCGATGTAAGTACCGAGTGTTTCGGATTGTATCTTGCGGTATTCGTTCATTTTAGTTTAAATGGATTGAATAAGGGAATTCTCATGGACTCTATCCATAGCTTCTTCTTGTAGTCCTCTATCTGTTCCTCTGTTAGCTGTAATGGGGGAACGTCTAAAATAAGACCTATTGTGATACGCTCTCGGTCTTTCTGCGCTTGGGCTTCGCGAGCCATCCGCAGGAATTCGTCTATAATTGGGAATTTGCTCATAAGTCGAAAAGGGAGGGGCTTGGGTTGGGTTTATAGTGAAGGTCTCGAAGTTCGCCTTTTACAATCATCAATTCGATGTTGTAGACGACATGGGTGCATTGGAACTTTCCGCGTTCATCGGCTTTGTAGAAGTCCACGACAAGTCTCTCGTCGGGACAGACTCCTCTCCGTGGGGCTTCTTCCCGGACGCGTCCTATGTAGCGTTGCTCGTTAATCCATCCGAATAGCCGCTTTAGCGTTTTTGCGCTAAATGGGTTGTTTTTCGGCTTTAAATACGTCACCCATATGGTATCGCCGGGACGGAGCGTTACGGTTCTGTGTGGGTAATGCTCGAATTTAATCATGCTTTTTGTCTCTTTCATTTTCCCTCGATCATCTTGTGGTAGTGGTTGTCGTTGAGTGTGCCCATCATCGCCACGACCGCTTGAAGTCTGCGGAGGTCGATTGGTTGGCTGCTCAGTTCTTCTTCAGCATCCTCCGGGTCGTTGCTGCGGTCTCTGAAGATGCGATGCTTCTGAACGTAGGCTTCGAAGACGAGCTGCTGTGTCTGCTCGATGTCTTTCTTGAGGTTGTTCTTGTGCCAAAAGAAAAGGTTAGAAATTTCTGCAAACTGGTAAGCGGTCAGTTCCACTCCTCTGATGATGCTGCTTGTCTCCCGGATATACCGCAGTTGGCGATTCCCGGTTACGTTTGCGTAGCATTGCATGAAAAGACTGAGCCAAATCTTTCCCTTGCCAATCTCGAAGCGGTAGCGGTTCTTCTTCTCTTGGTCGAGAACGTCTTCAAGGCTTACTCCATATTGCTCACACAACTTGTCGAGTAATTTCTTGGCTGCTTCCGCTTCGCCTTTATACCCTTGTTCTGCGAGGGCTTGCAGTTTTCGGAGCTTGCTTTTGATGCTCTCGAATGATTGTTTGTCTTTGTTCATTTCTCCCGGTTATTTATCTTTCGTTTGGTGTCTCTGATGATTTCTCCGAGCGTAGCGGATTCGCCGTATCCGAGCCTGTCGCTCATGATAATGGCAGCGTACTGGGTTATCTTGTGGTTGCTCTCCCGGATTGCTTTCTTCCACCCTTTGCGCTCTCTGATGAAGCGTGTGGAGAGGTGGTATCCGAGAAATGCGCTGCCGTAGATGATTGCGACTGCAAATGCCAACATTGCGAGGGTCAGCAGTCCGAAAAGAACCCAGCCGCAGATTGTGATCGTTGTCTCCATGTTGTCTCGTGTTAAAAATCAAAATTGAGGGTATACTGTATTGCTTTCTTTCGTGGGTCGTTGAGGATTTTGTCCACGCTCTTGGCATGAATGGGACATTCTCCTGTGTAGGGACATTGCCCGGCTGCTGCTTGGAGGTGCGCTCCGTGCCACCGCTCCCATTCTTTCTCTCCGTCTCTCGTGAGAAAGGTTATCAGCTTCATGCAACCGAAGCCGCGCTCATTCTGCTTTGTGTCGTGAAGCTCGACGATGCCTGTTTCCTGTGGTCTCATTATTTACCCCTCCCGATAAATGCGAGGCGTAGCACGTCGAATGTCCGCCCAATGATGGCAAATTCAAACATAGCCCCTGTGTCGGCTACGTCATTTACTTGTAGGACTGGATATGGAGAATGCATTGTGTTGATTCTCCAATAATCCACTATTGCGTCTTCATCGACCGTCTTGAAAAAGTGGTCGAGACTTTCGATAAGGCATTTCACATAGTCGGGACTATATGCTTCCGCTATCTTGTCTTGGTTTCGTAGTGCGTATCTCATCGCTTGCTGTATTTTGTGTTAAAATGGTGCTTCCTCATCTGTCGGGCGCAGCCAATCGTCAAAGTCAAAATGAGCCGCTTCCGCTGCGTCCTGTGCGCGTCTGCGCTCCTCCTCGACAAGATGGTTGGTGTTATCCCATTGAGGCTCCTGTTCGGGATAATAGGGGGTATAGCGTCCGTTGTTGAGGTTGTATTTCATGAGTGCCGTTCCCGGCTCTCCGAGGTGTCTGAACTTAACCTTTTCGATGCGTATCTCCACCGTGTTGTTCACGCGGTCGCGGTGTACGACAATACCGAAATCCGCCTTATTGAAAAAGTGCGCCGAGCCGCTGATGTCGTAGAGTGTCGGAGGGTCTATCTTTCCGTCTTTGTTCTTGGCTGGCTTCGTGGGGTGCGCCATCAGAATGATGAGAATGTCGTGCTGCTGTGCAAAGTTGGTCAGTCGGTCAAGCAGTTGGCTGATGTAGTCGGTCTCTTTCATGCCGCTCTTTTCGTCTTCGAGGCGGTTGTATGGGTCAATGACAAGAGCCTTGATGCCTTTGCGCCGGACGAGGTACTTGGCTTTTTCGAGGATTGTGTCCACCTTGTAGTCGCTCGGTGCGATGAAGAAGAAGTTCTGTTCGAGGTGTTCCTTGACTTGCTTGTACTCCCCGAATGTGAGGTGCTTTTGGTCGAAGTGCTTTCCTGTAAACTTTTCGATCAGCTTACTTGCGTGGTATGCGAGGGGGGCGTTCTCCGGACTAAAATATGCGAAACGCCAGCCGTACCTCATGTTGAGCCGCTCTGCCATCTCGTCGATGAATTCTGACTTGCCGCTTCCGGGGTAGCCTGTTACCATGCAGAGACGCTTGGTCTCAAAGCTGATTAAGCGGTCGACGTTCTCATGTCCCATGACCACTCCTTTCTGCAATCCGAATTCAAAGATTGCGTCGAGGCTCTGTTCAAAGTCCGAGACCGTGAATACCCCCTCGACCTTGATTTCCGGGGCTTGTGCTATGCAGCGCAGGAGGCTCTCCCTGCCGTGTGCCATGAGGTGTTCGTTGGCATCCTTGCAGTCCTCTCCGAAATCAAGCACCCGGCATCGGTCAGCTCCGAAGCGTCGTATAAGCTCGTCTCGGAGCATGACACCTTTCGCGTCTGTATCAACCGCGATGTAGATTGTCTCTTTGTCCTCGAAATAGTCCTCTATGAAATCGTCGAGGTAGTCAAGGTTTGCATTTGCTCCGTTGGGAACGCTGACTACGTCGTGCCGTCCGACTTCGTAGAAGCTCAAGGCATCCATTTCGCCCTCGACGATGATGCACTCTTTCTTTCCCTTTATTGCGTCGATGTTGTAGGGTATCAGTTCTGCGCCGGAGCAAAGTTTGAAGCACTTGTCGCCTGTCCTGTATTTCGTGTTGATGAGCTGTCCGTCCCGGTAGTAGTTGAACTGAACCGTATTGATTTTGCCGTTCTTCTGCGGCATCCATTCTTCGCCCTCTGTTACCTTGAGGGCTTCGAGAGTCGCTTGGCTGATGCCCCTGCTTGCGAACCATGCGAGTGCGCGTTCCTCCATCGGTGCGTGTGGCTTCGGGGTGGGTCGCTTGTATTCCGGCTTCTGCTTGCGGATTTGGGCGGGTCTGAACCACGGCTGTCTCTCCATCCACTGCTGCTTCTCGCTTTCCGTGGGAACGGCTGCGCATCCGCTGAAACCGCAGTAATGACACTTGAACATACCTGTGCGCATATTGACCGAGAGGCTCTTGTCTCGCTTGTCTCTGCGTTGGTCGTGGCATTGGGGACAGTATGTCTTGGCATTTGTAGCGTGGCTGTTCAGTCGGCTCACGTCGATGCCGTATTTTTCAAAGTCGAAGTTGTTCATATCGTTTTCTCCCATTGATTCGTTGTCTCACTCCAATAGTGGGCTTCTGATGGTCTTGGGGGTGCTTGCGGCGGCACAGGCTGTCCGCTCGTGCCGTAGGTGCGTATTCCTTTGCTGTTGATGAATTCGCCGACACCGAGGCTCTGTGTGCCTTGTACGGGGGGCTGCGCCCTGTCTCTCGATGCCCATGTTCGAACGGTCGCTCTCCAGTCTTTCATGGGGTTGCGTCCTACGCGCCAGCCGTTGGAGGTGTAGTAATCCACAAAATGTTCCGGGTCGATGTTGTAACCCTTTTCTTGGGCGTAAGCTCTGACCTCATCAACCGTGGGGGCGGAAAAACGTGAGGCGGTTTTCTTTTCCCCTTTAGGGGATTTTTCTTTTTGTTGCTTTACTCTGCTATACTCTACGTTACTCTGCTCTACTATAGGGTTATCTTCGGTTATCTCTTGGGTTATGTTTGGGTTATCTTCCATAACCGGTTCGGTTGTCCGATAGTATGGATTTGGCTGTCCTTTCTTGAAGTTCGGGTTACCGCCCTTGCGTCCGTTTCTCCGGGCTGCTTCGGCTCTCCTCTGACGCACCTCAAGCATCCGCACAAAGCGTCTCTTGTGTGCTGCGCTGAATATCTTTCCATCTTCGTGCTGAAGGAGTCCGATTTTCACGCTGTAGTCGATTATCTCCCTTAGTTCTGCGACAGGCACGTCGAAATCTGAGGCGAGCAGCTCTTGACTGACCTCGTTGTAGTCAAATTCAAAATTTGTGCAATCCGTGAGGTATTCAAGCATGAAGCACCACACGGCATATCCTGTGTGGCTGAATTTACGACGCAGGGCTTTGACCTTGATGTCGTTCCTCATGTCTATGTCGTGGCTGAAGTAGTCTGCTCCGCCGTTGTCGTTATTCTTTTGTCGTGCCATGTCGTGGGTCGGTCTTATAGTGTCGCAACAATGGATTTACGCAGCCGCTCGTTCCGGCTGTTCCATTCGAAGGTTCGTATCATCCATTGCTTGTAATCTGATGGAATGTCCTTAATTCTTTCCCCTTTGTATTTGCCAAAGGGCATTATTTCGATTGGTGGTTCTTGTTTCGTATCGATTGCCGTCGTGTCCTCTCTTGTGTACTTGCCGATTTGGTCGATGGGTATGCCGGAGAGAAGCACTCCTCCTGTGCCGAAAAGCCGCCACATCTTGCCCTGCTCGAATACCAAGTCTTCAATTCTGCCGAACCGCTTCACGTTCCCTCCGAGGTCAACGATGAGTGCGTCTTCCTTGTCGGGGTCTATTCGTGTGGCGCGTCCGAGGATTTGGTAATAAAGGGCTATTGAGGCGGTGCTGATACCGAGGACGATGCAGTCTATCTTGGTGTAGTCAAATCCTGTAGAAAGCACCCGGACATTGAACAGCACCCGGAGTCTCCCTGCCCGGAAGTCTGCGATGTTCTGTTCTCGCTGTGCTTTGTCCATGTCTCCGTAGATGACCGCTGAATGTGGATAATGCTCGGAGAGGGCTATTGCGTCCGCTACGCTTGGCGCAAAGGCGAGGATATGCTTTCGGTCGGGATTGCTGTCAAGGGCGCGTATGATTGCGTCTGTGCCGCCGTTTGCGTCGTATGCTCGCTGTACGCTGTCCTCGGTATATTCGCTCTTGCTGCTGTTGAATACGAGGAGGCTGTCATCGAACCCCTCGGTCTGGTATCGCAGCTTGCACCAAAATCCGAGGCGCACCATTTCCTGCACCTGTCCTACATGGATTATCTCTTTGAAGAAGTTCCCTTTCTTACTCCGGCTCGTCAGCATGACAAGTTTGGAGTATGTACCTCCGTCTCTGTCACGATTCGTCTGCAATTTGACCGGGGTTGCGGTTATGCCGAGGACGTGCGTAATTCCGCTCTCTTGGAGGAAACGTCCGAGCATTGAGTCTGCTTCTCTTGGATAAAGGTGCGCTTCGTCTATGAGCATCTTCGTGAAGCCGTGTCTCTTGAATTCCGCACCGAGGTTTTTGATTGAGCCGATGGTCGCGTATGTAATCTGTGCCATCTCTCGTTTCCCGAAGCTCGCGCTGTAAATCCCGGCATTGCTCCCGAAGCCACCGCAGAGGGTATCGTACTTTCGGAAGTTCTGCTCAAGCAATTCTTTTGATGGCTGGAGGACGATGAGCTTGTCGGTCGTGTTCTTTGCCACAAAAGCCGTGAGGATTGACTTGCCCCATGCCGTCGGCAGGACTATGAGGCTCGGCTTCGGTTTCTTCTCTTGGAAGAAAGCGATTGCTTTGCGTATTGGTTCTTCTTGGTTTTCCCGGAGTGTAATCATTTCGTAAAAAAGTAATGCTCCGCAGGTAGGGCTAACCACGCACTACAGCCGCGTCGGGAGTCCTTTCGGTCTTCCCACCCATGTGCGGAGCAAATATTTTCATTCTTTTTCATGTCGTCGTTTCGGTTATCGCAACCATGTATGATTGGGAGGTAATCACTTTTGTGGTTGCTTTTGCTTCTTGTCGAGCTTTGATTCCACCGGGAGCGTCTGCTTGCGCTCCAGCTTCTTTGCAAGGTTAAGTGCCATTCTACGGGCGTTAAACTGCGTTGTGGTGCGCATTCCACGTTCTTGGAGCATAGAAGCGTATGCTCTGATGAATTCGACCGCTTTGTCCCGGTCTGCGTTGGAAATGCCAATCATAACCCTATCTGTATATCTCGGTTTTGTTATTTGAGCAGAAGTCTTCGCGCTCCCTGTACTTGGTGCGTGTATGCGGCAGCAAGGTCGGGGTGTTCGGCGACAAAGGCTTTATCGTCGAATTTGTTGCTTGGCTTCGGGGCTTTCCATGTGGCGATGGTGTCTCCACCGTAGGAGAGTGCTTCTGCGTCTTCAAAAGCCATCTTCAGGGTTGCTTCAAGACTTTCCTTGCGCTCCTTGAGTGCGTCGAGTTCTTTCTTGACCACCTTGAGGTCTTGGTATGCCGAGAAGACCTCCTCGCTACACTCGATGATTTTCCCTCCTGTGTGGCGATTGTATTTGATGAGAACGTCGGCTACGTTGACCGCGCTGGGTTCTTGACCTCCTACGATGTTGTCAGTCCAAAAGCGCGAGACGGAGTCGATGAGCCACTCGAAGAAGTCAGGCACGAGCTTGAGGTCTTGGTATCCGAAATCGAAACCTTGTCCGGCTGAAAGCCATGCGAGGCTACCCTGCGTATATCCGGCTACACCGAGCTGATACTGCACCTGCGCAAACCAATATTTAGGGAGGTCTTCCGGGTCAACTTTCATGCGCGTGGTCTTGATTTCGAGGATGCCCTTATTGTCGTTGGCTCGGCTATCGTCTGAGAGCCAATAGGTGCGGTCGGGGCTTACTTGGAGATAGGGACGGTCGTTGTCTCGGATAATCCAATCGATCGCGCTGCGCTTGATGATTTCGCGTCCTGTCGCGTCGTTCCACATCCGGCTGACTGCGTCTTCGAGGTGGTGTCCGTTGCGCATGGCTGCGTTCTCCTGTTTCGGCTCGTCGAGTCCTGTCTTGCGTCTCCATAGTTGGTAGGGGGTCTCCCACGGGTTGAGTCCTACGATTGTGGCAACCTCGGAGCTGCCGATTCCGCTCTTGCGGATTTCGAGCCATTCTTCACGGCTCTTGGGTCTGATGATGGTTACGTTGCTCATTGTGCTGATGTCTTTTTTGAGGTTATGAAATGGGGAGAGCCGAAGCCCTCCCCGGTGGATTACTTGCAGAATAGGTTGAAATCCATCCAAAGGTCGATGAAGGTCTTCCCGGCGTAGTCCGCGAGCTTGTCGCTCTTAAAGCAAAGGCGAGAGCCGAAGGACGCAGTCGTAGACGAGGGGGCGTAACCCGAGGACGCAAAGGCGAGACCCGCCCATTCCCCTCGGTGGTACTGCATCGTAGTGAGGTGGCGGTCACGCTTCCATTCTTCGCTCTTTTCGGCGAGTTCCTCGTCTGTGTAGAGGAAAAACCACGGATACCATCGTTCTTCGTCCTGCGTGAACTGAGGCTCCCAGCCCTCGTTGAGTGCTGCCGTGATGATGCGGAGCTTGAGGTATGCGACCACGTCGTTGTTGACGTTTGCTCCGGCTTTCTCGCTTTTGTCGTAGATGTCTCGGAACATCTGAACGTAGAGGTGGTCTTCGCCGAGTTCTGCACAGGCATCCGCGAATGTCTTGATGCGTTCCGTTACCGGGCGGTTGTCTGCCGGAGTGAAGTCGATGTCGGGGTAGAGGGTTTCGAGTACTTTGCAGGTGCTGTCTGCTCCTGTCTCTTTGGCTACGTTGTACGCCTTGATGATGTTTTCTTTTGTCGTTTCCATGTTCTTTTATTTTTTGGATGATTTCTTGACTTTCTTTACCTCCCCGGTTTCGGGGTCTATTTCTTCAGCTTCGACATCCTCAACCGCCGGGGTAGCAGGGAGGGGGGCTTCGCCTGTTGCAGCAGCGAGGGCAGCCGCCGCTTTGTCCTTTGCTGTGGTTGCGTTCTTGACCGCTTCCGCTGCCGCCTGTGCTTCTTTCTCCGGGTCGATGAATGTTTCCTTGACCGTGGTCGTTCCCTCCTCTATGGCATTGCGGAGGGCGCGGAGTTCGAATATCATCCGTTGGTCGATTTCCTCGATGCTCTTGACACCGAGGTATCGGAGCAACTGGTCGGTTTTTACCCCCACGCGGTTGTAGTAGGCGATGACGTTCTTGCGGCTCTGTTCGAGGTCGATTGATTGACCCATTGCCACCGCCTTGACATCATTGATGATTTTCTTGGTTATGGCTTTGGGAATGACTGCGAGGACTGCGTTTCGGAAGGCGATGCTGCTTGCTGCGTTCCCGGTCACAATCTGCATATCCTGTGAGTAGGTCTTGCCTGTGCGCGTAGTGATGGAGCGTGAGACCTCTTTGCAGACCGCTACGTTGCTTTCGAGGTCATGGCACATCGCCTGTGCTGTTATCATGCGTCCGTCGTTGCCGATGATTCGTGTCTGAATTCGGAGGTTGCCCCATGCGGAAGCGATGATTTCTGCCATTCGGACTGACAACCCCTCGATGAGCGAGTCGTTGCCATCTCTGTCCTTACGTCGGAGGACGTAGAAGCAGTCTTCTGCCGTCTCCTTGTCCATCTTGGCGAAGGTGGCGATTTTGTTCAGCACCTGTGACAAATCGCGTGGGTACTGCTTGGCGGTGGCTATCTGCATATCCACCTCGGTGCGGTTGATTGCTGCGAGCATCTCAGCTTGTTTTACTTCGATGATTTCATTTTCCATTTTGAATGGGTTTTGTGGGGTTTATAAATTGGGTTAGATTTTCCGTATGGGGGTCGCGGTCATGATTCTGTACCACTCGATGCCGTCCTGTTCTGTGGGTTTGGCGGCAAGGAGGAAGGTTGCAGATTTCTCTGCTTTGACCGAGTCGAGGATTTCGATCGCGGCGGTTTTGTATTGCGCCCGGTATCCGCTTGTCGGCTTGCCTTGCGCCCGGAGCTTCATGCCGTCCAGCTTTTCCCCAAATGCGACGTACCAATCGTTGCGGCTCTCCTCATCTTTGGCGATAAGGATTCTTGTTTCGTTGGTCAGTCCGAGTTCTCGGATGCACTTGCTGTTGAAGCTGAAATAGCCACCTTTCCTGTTCGCGTTCACGAGGCGTTCCTGTGACTGCGGAAAATTGCCGCCTCCGTGCGCTCTTTTGATAATCTGTAGTTTCATATAGGTTGAGGGTTTAAAGTGCGACAGCGGCGAATTCTCGGCGTGTCTGCGTGATTATTCTGTTGGTCGTGTTGTTGATTGCAGTTGTGCCTATCCCGAAGGTGTCCGTAATATCCCGGCAGGAAAAGCCGAGCAGTCGGAGTTCAAGGATTCGCACGTCTCTGCGTGGGAATGTCGCCCGGATATGTCGTTGTATTTTTGCGACAATCTTTTCGGTCGAGGATTCTTCCGGCGCGTCTTCCATAGGGTCTGCGTCTTCGGAAGGAAGCAGAGAGAAGAACAACTCGTCGGGATGCCATGTGGAAAATGTCTCGCTGAGGTTCTTCCCGGAAAACTTGCGGTATGCTTTCATGAAGGCTACCTCGTAGCCGGCATGGTCATCTTCTGTCTCTGCAGTAGTGGCGAGGGTTAGGTATGCGTCTTGAAATGCGTCCTCGTCAAATGCCGTGTAGAGGCTCAGTTTCTGTTTGAGCGCAGATGCGTTCTTGCAAATCCACTCGTTTAATGATACTGTGTGCATGGCTCTTTTCATTTGTGGGTTGCTACATAGGTCTGCGCTTTGCTGTTTATCTCTCGCTGCGTTAAGACCTTGTTCTCGGTCATCCATGCTTCGAGTTCGTCTTTCTTGAAGTAGAGCTTGCCGTTCTTCTTGTAGTGTGGTATCCTCTTTTCACTCGTGAGCGTGTAGATGCCCTTGACGGTGTATCCTGTCAGCATTGCCGCTTCCTCCACGTCGATGACGTTCTTTGCGGCGAGGAGTGTCGCGGTCTGCAATTGGTCGAACCGCCGCTCCATGTAGTCTCGTATCTCGCTTGTCATGGTTCAGTCCTCCTCGTCTTCTTTGATTTCCGGGAGTAGTCCCTTTTTGTTGAGCCATTTCCCGGTGCGGAAACAAAGCCAAAGGCTTGCCATTGCTGCGAGCTTCGAGCCGAAAAACTTTAAATCGCTCATAGGCTGTCCGGGGATGTCCTCTCCGGCGAGGATAAAGAAAGAAATAACCGCCCAAATACCCAGCAGACTCAGCCGGATGTTCTGTTTTGTCTTGGCTTTCATACCGTCTCCTCCTGTGCGTTGTATCGTTCCTCCACTCGCTTCAAAATCACATAAAGCGTCGCGTTGGAGCGGATGTTATATTTCTGCATCAGATACTTGTTGACCTCGGTTCGGCTCTGCCCCTCGATAGAGACAAGGTCGTTATACTCTTTGAAGACTGCGAGGTCTCGTGCTTCGCGCTCCTCTTGAAGCGCGGTCTTCTTTCGAAGTTGAGGTGTTGTCTGTTCCATTTTATCGGTACTTTAAATTCTTGTTTGGTAGAAGGGGCAGGATTCGAACCTGCTGCGCCGAGGTTTCATGTCGGTTCTCCGCAGACCCTCCCGAAATGCCGCCGGGCTTGCAATTCCGGCGACGGTTCTTATGTTTTGCCTTTCGGCTTTCCCGGCTCTCTTGCCGGAGGATTGCCCCTCTCTTGGGGTCTAACCCTGTATCGTGAATGTCTCCTCAAAGGCGCAACCGTCTATCTTGGAGCAGTATGTCAATTCGTTACGGGCGGCAAGTATGAGCATCCTGTTGGTTGAAAAGAAGAAGAAGTCCTGCGCTCTCGCTCCGCGCACCTCGTATCCGTGGCGGTCTTGGTCGTACTTGATTGCTGTGATTGTGAATGCCGTGAGGCTTCCTGTAAAGCCGTCGTGGTAGCTTATTTTCTTGCCCACGAGTCCGTTGATGTCCGCTGTCTGTCCCATGTCTTATCGGAGATTGTCGGTTATGTATTCGTTGTCTGTCTCGCTCAGTGCGAAGCCTTTGTGCAGTTTCCATTTGATGCAGTCCTTGCGTCCGATGAGCGTGGCTGCTATCTTGTCGATCGCGTCTGCCGAGGCTTCCATGCCGCCCTGTCTGATTTCGTCGGCTTCCCGGAGCAGAGCATGGGCTGTGCTTTGTATCTTTGTCTCTTGGTCGCGTATCCATATCGATTGGCTGTTGACCCTATCTCCGAGTGTTTCGATGATGACGCTTCCTTTGTGCTTCTTGTAGTCCGCACAGAATGCGTCCTTATCAAGGTTTCCGGCGTTCAGGTAGATGGCATCTGCTGTGGCGTATTCTTCATCCGAGCAAAAGCCGAGGTATCCCATTCGGGTGCTGTATTCTTCGATTGTCATAGTTGTTTCGGTTATGCGTTCTTGTCGTTTAGCTCGTCTTGGTTCTCAGCTACCTCCCATGTCTTGCCGGGGTTCAACTTTTCCATTCGTGCCTTTACGTCTTCAGGAGAATTCTCCGAGCCGGAGAATTCGTAGAAGGTGGGCTTGGCATAACGCTCGCCATTGTTCTTAATGCCGTAGAGCCATGCTCCTTTAGGCTGTCCGTTGCGGTTTTTTTGTCTTGGTCGGTCTCATATTCTTTTCAGTTAAATTTCCGTTTTTAGTTCTTTATTTGTATCTTTGCGCGTTCTTTCTTTTGGACGCGATGCAAAGTTAAACAAATTGTTTGGAATACCAAATAAAATGTTTGGAAATATTAGCGTTAAAGAAAGTTAATAAATACATTATGGCTGAAACAGAAAGACTTAGGGCAGTATTCGACTATCTTCGTGAGAACAAGATAGTTCGCAACCAGCAGGACTTTGTCGAGCGCATCGGCTCTGACAAGTCCACGGTATCTCAAATCTTAAATGGTCGCATTCCTATTCCAAATATTTTGTTTGGAAAGGTGGTCGCTGCCTTTCCGCAGTTTGATGAAGGGTGGTTGCGTTCAGGCGAGGGTTCGATGCTTAAACCGTCTGTGCAACAAACCTCGTATGGCGACCATTCTCCGAATGTAAACGGCGACGGCAATCATTTCGGGGGCTGCGCGTCTATTGACCGGGCATTTACCACTCTCGACAATTCTTTGGCTCAAAATGCTGCGATGCTTAAGACCCTTGATGCCGCCCTTGCCGAAATCGCCGCCCAGCGTGAACTCGTGGCTCAGTCAATGGCTCAGACCGCCATGCTCATTCAGTTGCTCCAAAATCAAAAATAACCCGGTATGGAAAAATTGCTATTTGCGGTTGTTGCCGTCATATCGCTCGTCTGTTCTGCACAGACCTCTAATGAAACGAAGACGAGTGTTGATGCGCTTAAATCCTCTATCCCATATCCCAAATACAACATAGGAGATACGCTGTTTATCGCCTTTATCAATGACCCGGAGGTTGCTGCTGATGCCGCTCGTTCTGCTGATGTGAGCGTCTCCAAAGTCCGCATCGTAGAGATGATGCTTTATAATACTTTTGGAGGTAAGGACTACCATAAGGGGGTATTTCTTAATTCTCCTGTCGAAGAGTTTCCTCTAAAATGGCAGTATCAGTTTCTCGATGTTTCGCTTCAAAATCCGAAATATGGAGACCGCTCGGAATTCCAAGATGAAGACCGCTTTTTCTCAAATCCCGAAGATGCCGCTTCATCTCTAATAAGTCAGCAATAGTTATTTTACTCAAAAATCGCCACACGGCGCGTTTGTTGTCTTTCGTGGGTGCTTGTTCCACCCGAAGCCAAACGGCGCGACACGCGGCAAAACAAAGGCTATCTCATGAATAATCGTCTTTTGGATATAATCAAGTATAAAACCGGTGGTCGGCAGAAAGCTTTTGCCGAGCTTCTCGGTTGGACTCCTCAGTATCTCGCCAAGTTGTTGCGCGGCGATAATTTCGGGTTGCAGCCTGTGTTGACCCTCTTGGAAAAACTGCCGGAGATAAATGCCCGGTGGCTGCTCTTGGGTGTGGGCGAAATGCTGAACGATGATAAAGTTTTCGGTCTTCGACGGGAGACCTATTCTCGTGTGCAGTCTATCCTCATGTTCGACCGCTTCCTGTCCGTAATGTCTCCCGACGAAATCCATCGCTTTGAGGAGGTCTTGAGCGGCCAGTCCTACCCGGACTTCTCGGACGAGGAGGTTGCCCGGTGGGAGGCTCTGCTTGCTGAACGTCGGCAGTCGCTCGACGCTCGTGTAGATGATGCAATCGCTAAATCTGTAACGCCATGCAAACACCCGAAAGTCAAGCAATCGTGAAGCGGTTCTTTGCCGCTCTCTATCGTCTGAAGGAAGACCGAAAAATCCGGGGCAAGCAGACCTTTACTCGTGAGTATGGTATCAATCGGTGGAACTTGAACACATTGGAAAAAGAGCCGGAGCGCGACATCTTTCAAGTGTCATGGCTCTCGTATCTCGTGAGGGACTATGGCGTGTCTCCCATGTGGCTGCTTACAGGCTTCGGGGATTTCTACACAAAAAAAGCGGAGACCATTCGCTGACCTCCGCTTTCCGTTATTTCTTGCTTTGCTCGTCTCCTGCGATCGGCAAAATCGGGGGGATGAGCATTGCTGCTTCTTGCTTCTTCTTATCCATTACCTTTGCGTAGATTTGGGTCGTGTGGATTTCCTTATGTCCGAGGAGCTTCTGCACCGTGTAGATGTCCGCTCCGAGGTCGAGCATCATCACGGCGAAGGTGTGCCGTCCGCTGTGGAACGTGATGTCTTTCGTTATTCCTGCCCGGACTGCCCATCGCTTCAACTCCATTAGGTAGTACGAGGAATAGGAAAAATTCGGGAAGACGTGGTCTTCGGGATTGCGTCGCTTTCCCATGAAAGCCACTGCCTGTGGGTTGATGTCGATGTATTCCTGTCCGCCTGTCTTCTTCTGCTTGAAGACAATTCTCGTGAATTCTCCCTGTTGCCGTACCTCGCTCCATTTCATCTTTTCGATGTCGCTCTTGCGCAGTCCTGTAAGGCACGAAAAGAGGAAGGCGTTCCGAAGCACCGGGTATTTGCACTCTGCCGCTGCCATTGCTCTGACCTCGTCAAGCGTGAGGTACACTCGCTCTCGTTCTTCGAGCTTGAACCCCTCTATACCTCGCAGGGGGTTCCGGGGTATGATGCCGTCCTCAAAGGCTTGGTTGATACAGGCTCGGAGTTTGTTGAAGTACGACACCTTTGTTGCGTTGGATATCGGTTTCATGTCCTCGGTTGTGGTAGCTTTCTTCCTCTTGTCTCTGACACGGGCAGTCTTGTCGAGGTAGTCCTTAAACCCCTGCACAAATGCCGGGGTCACGTCTCTGAACGTCATGTCGGGGCGGCAGTATCTTTCGAGGTGCTTGAGTGCGCTGTACCAATTTCCCCAATTACCGAGGCTCTCCGGGTTCTGATGCCGTCTCTCGCAGAGCATCCTGTAATAGTCGAGAAAGTTGATGTCAAGTTTGTAGCCGTCCTCGAAACCGAAGCGACCGTTCTGAAACTCGACCACTCTCTGCGCCCGGACTGCATCGGCAAGTTTGAGGGTCTCTTTGTTCTTCTCCTTGTCTGCTCTTGTCTTCTCCGGCACAAGATAGAGGTTGAGGAACTCGTAGCTCCGCTTGCCGTTCATGTAAATGTCGAGGTAGAGGGAGATGTTGCCGTTCCGCAACGCTCGCTTTCGGATGCGGATTGGTTCTTTCGATTTTTCCATGTTCTCGTCTGTATTTTTGTTACTCGTGTTACTTCTTTCTTTGGAGTAACAAAGTAACAACAAAAATTTCGGAACTCAAAAGGAAAGGTTTAGAAAACGCTAAAATTTTCGAGGCTGCGTACTCGACTGATATTCGGCTGTCTTTTTCTGTCTCTTTGCGGATTGTTTGCGGTTTCTTTCCGTGTGGTTTTTCTGCTTCACTTTCCGATGCAATATGTGAAGAAACGACGTTATTATATTGATTATCAGTGTTTTATATATCTTGCTATTTACTCCGAGTAACAAAGTAACAACAAATCTGCAAAAATGGGGCTTTTTGACCGTGTCCTCCCTGCAAATATACGCTTTTATTTCGTCTCTTACAAATCCGGGGTGGTGGATGGTTTCGCGGATAAAATAAGAGCGACCTATCCTCTCGGACACGCCGCTCTTGAGAACATGAAATTGACTCTCTGTCTGCTTATGTGGTCTTGGTCAGTAATCGCCGGGCGAGGGTTATCAGTGGCTTCCTGCAAACCCGGCCGATGCAGAGGACAAGGGCGGTTACGAGCCAGCCCCATGTATCGAGGCGTATCTTCTGCCATGAGGTCAGTTCTCGCTCGACTTCTTTCGGGACTTCCACCGGGACTGGCTTCTCGATGAATTTGTCGACGTACACCGTGTCTGTCGAATTCTTGACCGGGACTGGCTGCTTTGTCGGTTTATTGTGTAGCGTGTGGGTCAGAGTGCCGTCCTCGTTGATTCTTGCGTCGCTCTCGGCATAGTCGGTTTCGAGGTGGGATTCCTTTCCGGGAGTGGTGCGTTCTGCGCTCTGCGCCGGAATTTCAATGAACACCGTGTCGATAGTCTCGATGTGGACTATCTTCGTGTCAGTGTTCGTCTCGATCGGCACAATAGGGAGCTGTTCCTGTACCGTCTTGTGAGTCTTGCAGCCTGTCGTGAGGAGTGCCCCCGACAGGAGAATTAATAAAGTGGTCTGCTTCATGGCTTCTGTGCTTTGAGATAGTTGATGATTCCGTTGACGTGGAGTGCCGTGAGATGCTTCTTACCGTCCTCGGAATTGAGGAAGTCCACGTCTGCCTTGTTGTCTTGAAAGAGCGACTCTGTGAGGACTGCCGGACATTGAGTGTGAACGAGAATGTAAAATCTCGCTTCATAATCGGGGTCTCCGTCGGAGTAGTCTGTGCGCACGGGTCTCTGTTTGCTGTCATATTTGCCGAGGCTCTTGTGGATTGGGAACTGCTGAATATATCCGGCAAGCTCCACCTCTGCGGCATTGTAGAGGCTTGTGGCGAGAATGTCGGCTTTCGTCTGTCCCGGCGAGGTGTATGCGCACCAACCTCCGGCGGTCTTCCATTTGCCGTCCGCTCCGGCTGCGTTGCAGTGTATTGAAACGAGGATTACGTTCTGTGTTCCGAGCTTGTCGCACATCGCGTTCACTCGCCTGCATCGCTCTCCGAGGCTGATGTCCCGGTCTTCCGGCACGATACGCTCTGCGTCGTAGCCATTGGCTTTGAGTTGGGCTACGATTCGTGTGGCGATTTCTCTCGCCCATTTGTATTCCCGAAGGCTTTTGTCCGGGGCGCATTTCCCGGCTGTGTCTGAGCCGTGTCCGTTGTCGATTAAAATCTTCATTGGGGTAATAATTTTTGTGAATGATACTCTTCCTTTGTCATTCCCGGTTTGGGAGGGGTCTGTGCGTTGGGCGGTCTTCTGAACGGGCAGTCGTTATCGTCGCAGCGAACCTTTACAAGTTCAATTCGCAGCTCTGCTTTCTCCTGCTCATGCTTTATCTCCATCTCCGCCATCTTGGTCGTGAGGTCGAGAATTTCGGTGTTCTGCTTTCTGACAAGTTGCGTCTGTTCTGCAAACCGTTCCTCTTTCGCCTGTAGCTGCTTTTGCAGCCATTCGTTTGTTTCCTGTAGGTGGTGGAATTCTGCGCTCTCTGCTTCGGCGAGGGCTATGCGAGTGTTCGTCTTGCGGTTGAAGAACCACTTGATGCACTCAAACCCTCCCAAAGCTCCGAGAATTGCTACGAGAACCTGCCACCATGTCGTTGCTTGTTCCATGCGTCGATGTGGGGTTTTTATGGTTCAATTGCAAAGTTAGTCATTTCTGATTACATTATAATCACTTCGCGCTACGAATTTAGAGCGTACTCCACGAATTGCCGCCGTTGGTTGTCTTCTGTACGCCGCTCGTGGTCACTCGCAGTCCGTAATTGCCCACGCGGACGATGAGTCCCTCTCCCGAATGGAAGCGCAGGTAGTTCGCGTTGTAAATCGCCATGAAGCCGTTCTTGGCAATAAAAACCTCCTCCTTTGCGGTCTTCGCCTGTAAGCCTTGAGACAGGACTTGGAGTGTGCCGTTCCACAAGCTGTACCCGGTAACGTACACCGTGAGGTAAATCGCGATTCTGATACGTCCGGCTGTTGGGATTGTGATTTCTCCCTGTCCTTGCGAAAGTGCGACCTGTCCGATTAAATCCCAAGAGTTGCCGTTCTTTTTGAGGACGTTTGCGTACATGGATGTCGTGATTTTGTTGTATGGGATCGCGTTCCCGTTAAAGTCCTTGAGTTGGCAGTTCCCTTGAAGGTCTCCGAAGTCTATTCGGGTGGAATTCTCCGCTATGTCATACTCCACGTAACCATAGAGGGTATTGTCTTCGGTCGGGGCATAGTCATCACGTCCTTCGTCATAAAAGGCTGCGTATTCAAATGCCACTTCGGTCGGGGTCTCTCCGATGTAGGTCGCGCTTCCTCCGTAGGCTTTCACGACGAGATCTGTGGTCTTTCCGGCTGCGTTGACCGAGGGCAGGGCGTTGGGCGTGATGCGGAGGCGTTCTATGCCGTCGTTGTCCACTCCGACTAAATCCTTGCCATCGACGAAGATCCAGCCAATCCTTGCGCCTGTGCCATCGAACACGACCTTGCCGGCTGCAAAGGACGCGATGTTCTTCAGTCCGTCGATGAAGAAGTTCGGGACTCCGTTGGTCGTTGCCAAGCTCTCAAGACGTTGGTTTCTGAATATGAGGTTGGCGATGTTGGCGTTCTCCGCGAGGAGCAGTCCTGTTGCCACGCTTTCAAACGATGAGCCGAACTGATTCCAATAATCCGTATTTGTCGGGACTTTGTTGGAGAAGCCGCCCACGCCATTGGGAGCGTCCGTCCTTGCCACATAGTATGTGCTGCCGTAAAATACGCAGTCCACCCTGCTGGCGTTGCCGTAGTAGGTCTTTGATGAGCTGTAGTTCCCTCTGAAAACAAGAGCAGGACTTTTGCCGTCTTTGCCGTCTTTGCCGTCCTGCGGAGTCATGCGTACCGGGATTGACCATGCGCTGACGAGGGATGTTCCGCTGCCGTTCTTCACGGCTTTCGTCATCCACAGGTAGAATCCTTTGTTGACGGTCGGCATCGCCGTTGACCACCCGGATGGGTTGAGGGAATTCCGCACAAGTGTCGGGGGAGTCGTTGTCGAACCATTGACAGCAAATCGGTACTCGGTATAGTTGCCCGGCTGTCCTGTCGAGCCGTTCTGTCCATACTTCGCCCAAAGTGCGGCAACCGCGTTATTGCTCGCACTCCCGATGAATGCTCCCCATGCGCCCTCAGTCTTCTTCCTGTAGCAAACCCATTCGTAGGGGTATGATGATGTTACCCCTGTCGGGTCATCCGTCCAGCCGCTTGGCACGAAGCCGTCGGTCTGACTGATATCCGTGGGGGTTGACGGTGCGCTTGAGGAAGCGGTGCGCTTGTAGATGAATTCATAGCCGAGACCGTCTTGCCCTGTCCACTTCATCCACTTGTAGTCGTTCCATGAGGAGCTGTCCGTGGGGTTGTTGTCTGAGTAGATGCCTATGTATTCTCCGGGGGTTTCCCCGTTGTTGGCTGTCCAATCGTTTACCGTGAGGCTGTTGGCGAATTTGATATGAACGTATGCGTTCTTTCCAGCAGCTCCGGGATTACCTGTATCTCCTTTGATGCGTCCTACGTTTACCCATCGTTCTGTGTCGGCGACAAAGAGGTCTCCGTCTTCAGAAGAGTCATCATTTGACATGATGTAAGCATCGCCCGGTTCTGCATACTTGGTCATCCATCCCGGTGCAAATCCAGGGCGAGGGATACCGTATTGCTTGATGATGCAATATTTCGTTTCCTCTGTGGCTTCCGTTCCGGCTTCGAGGTCTGTATCGATGAGGTATGTTCCGAAGCGCGTTGCTCCTATGCCGGACGCTGTCCACTCCGATAGTTTTCCGAAGTGTCCTGTACAATTTCCCTTGATATGGATTGAGGAACCGTCTTCACCACTCTCCCCCTTGATGCGCGACATCTGCCATTCGCTCCATACTCCGTTGCTCTTGCGTGAGGTCGCCATCCATATTGTGTCAGTAGAGGACTCGTTGCTCCATTGGGTATTTGTGTTGGGGTGTCCTGTCGGAGCGGTCGGGTTTTCCTCTGACGAGAATTCGACATCGAAGTCTGCGGTGTCGGTCATCTGTCGTGGGGCTGTCCATGCGCTCTGCTGCGGTGCTTTGCCGTCAGTCGTGAATATGCGTGTAGATGCCCATAGCTTCGCTTCTCCGGCAGGGATACCGTCGCTCCAGCCTGTCGGTACGGGATTGCTGAAACTGCCGCCTGTCGGTCGTGCAGGATTGCTGTTTGTCCGGCAGAACACGGTTGATTTGAATGAGGCGTTGGGACTGATTCCGTCTTTGCCCGGTTCTCCGGCGACACCTGCCGCCGAGACTTGCCATGAGAGCGTGTTGGTGGGCGGCACTCCTGTTATGGGTGTCGGCGAAATGCAACGGTATGAGGATGTCGGACTCTGCTCGTCGGGGCGGTAGACAACCTCGTCTCCGTTGAAATAGGTCGTCTGTGCATTGTATTCCCCTCGGTAGCAGCCGAGCGGAGATTCGTCGATTCCGTTTTGGCTCTGCACCATCACACCTTTGAATTTCAGTTCTCCGTCTCCGTCAATGTTGAACTGCAACTTGTCTTTCAGCTTCATGGCGGCATTGAGCATATCGAAGTAACTCTGTCCATCAGATGCGAGGAGGCGGTCTGCGGTAATGCGTCCGGGGAGTATCTCCGTGAAGCCGTAGAGGGTTGCAAAGCTGCGCTCTCCGTCGTACTCCGTGTTGAGGACTCCGACAAGCAGCCAGTAATAATTGCCTTCTTCGAGCTTATGGGCTACGGTTTCAAGTCTAAACTCCGCGCTCCCTGCGACTCCGCTGAATTGCTTGACTGCGCGAATGTAAAGGTAATATTTGACTGCTCCGTCTGTCAGTGATGCGCTCTCGAAAGATGCCACGTTCCAATAGAGGTACTCATTCGGCTCGTGGCTCGGTCGTATGCTGTCAATGCCGAGAGTGAGGTGCTGTATCGTTCCGGCAGGAGCGACGAGCTGCTTGGTTTCTTCGCTCCATTCTATATTGTGAGGAACAGCTTCTGTACTGCCCGGCTGTGCTACAAACTGATATTGCAGTCTCTCGTCGCCTACGAGCAAGGACATCGTTTCGACCGCTATCGGGTTAATGCGATTCGTGAAATTGTCGGACAGCGCGGCTTCGATCATCTCGATTGTTTCCTTTGCGTCTCTGAACCTACGCTTCGTAAACTGCAACGCTGCCCGGTGGTTCTCGTCTATGACTACTTCCGTGCTTTGCAGTTCCTTGAGGGTTGAGGAAACGCTGCCGGAGACGGTCTCGTTGCTCAGTGTAATCTTTGGCTTATGTGGATTGTTGATGTAGTCCTTGATGTTGGTAATGCGCACAAGCACTCCCTCTCGCTCGAACTGCTCGTTAGTAAAGCGCACGAACCCTCCGAGGCGGATTCTTCCCCCGATGTTTATCCAATCTTTTTTTGCCCATATACCGTCGAGTTCCCCGGTAAAGGAGAACTTCATCTGCTCGTTGTCAAAGAGGTGCTTGACCGCTGCTCTGAACATATCCCATGACGCTCCGCTCTTGTCTGCGTCATTGCGAATGTATGCATCGGGGAGCATGACGTTGAAGACAGCGTAAGTGTCGCCCGGCTTTGGAACAAACGAGCCGCCGGGCATCATCATTCCGTCGATTTCCTGCGCCACGATTTCAAAGCGTCTTCCGGTTTTGTTCTTGCCGTTGATAGTCTTCGGCTCATGGTAATATTTGACATCGAATTCGCGCCCGGCAAGTTCCCCGGATTGGAAAACAACAGTCATCTGCTCCTCTCCGATGAGGTAGTCTTCATAGTTGAGGTCTGCCGGAATGCTGCTGTCGATGAAGTCGTAGAAATTCTTGTCTTTGTCCACCTCTACCACTTGGCTGATTGTGCCGACGCGCTTCGGGTAGTCATCGCTGCGGTCGAGGCTGTCTTCTGCAAGCGTGGATAGCTCCTTGTCGATGTTTCGGATTGACAGACCGAGGTCATCGACAATGTAATGCCGGGCTGCATCGGGATTGTATCCGTCTTCATTCTCGAAGTGTTCGCCGTCATATCCGATGGTCTGTCCGACCGGGAGCAGAAGGCAACCGCCACTCGTTGCCCGGAGAGTCTCCGATGCAGGGTATTTGCTTCTGTCGATGTTTCTGTCTCCGCCTTGAACAAAGAGGATTTCGGTCGGCAGGGAGTCTCCGCTATTGCTCCTACCGACACCCGATTTGAAGCCGTTTCCCCTGCCGTATGAAAGAGGCAGAGGTTGGCTCTTGCTGTATTCCACTTTTCGCAAGGATACCCTTTTCCCCACAATCTCGAATTCGGTTTTGAATGTGGTGGCTTGCTTCGTGAGGGCATCCCAGCAGTAGTCGTGGTCGTAGCTGATGAGTGTCTCCACATCGTCAATGCATTCGCCGACCGTCCAGCCGGAGTCTCGCCTGTTCATATTGTCCACGAACATCTGAAGGTGTTCTTTCGGCTTTGCTGTCAGTGGAAATTTGAGGCGACCATCTACCGGGTTTCTGAATTTCCAAATCTTTGCCTTGTCCTGTTCGCTCGAAAAGGTTACGGTGTAGTCGTAGAGCCGCGTGTGCTTCATCTTTAGCTGTTCCGGGCGCAAGAGAAAATATCGCGTACCCTCGTACTCGCAATATGAACCTACGGGTATCTCGACGTGTGTCGGGAGCGAGTAGTAAAGAGTGAGGTTGTGGTCGCCCATAATCGCCCGGTTGCGGTAGCTGTTGTCATTTACCACAATGTCGAGAATGAGCCTGTCGGTTTTGTCGTAAATCTTCATATTCTGATGCGGAGTTATTTTATTGGAATTTGCGCCCTGCTGCGTCGTAGTCGTTCAGATGTGCGGTTGTTCCACTCGACCCGAAACGATGCGACACAGGGGCGCATTTGGCTTCACTGCGGATTACTTGATGCCAAGCTCGACGCAGTCTGCATCGACCTGTTCCTTGAGGGTCTTGCGACATTCGAGGAATTCCTTGTATGCCGCGATTCTCTCTTTGGCTTCGTCGCTTGTCTTCGAGCCGCCGACCATGCCGAGATTGGCTGCGTTAAACTCGTTGACGAGCTTCTGCTCGTGCGAAGCCGGACAGATTGCCGTGATGACCGCTTCCGTGATTTTGTTGGGCGATAGCGGAGCCCACACGATTACTTCATCGCACTTCCACGAGGTTCGGGTGCTGACGGGTTCGTCTGTTCCCTCGGCATGGATTTCCGAGGTCTGTTCTTCGATGTTGAAACGGTAGATGTAACTGCCGTTCCCTACTGCTTCCAAAACGGAAGGCTTTTCGTCATAAAATGCCATTTTGAAATTCGGGTTTAATTATGGTTTTTAATAAGTGCTTGCTGTTGCTGTGCTGCGCCCAACCGAGCCACGATGCGACTCTCTGCTTGTAGTCGGCAAGTGAAATGTCGTTGCGTTTGTTGAGCTTGGCTACGGTGCGGCAGAAGTTCTGCTTGATGCTCTTGCGTATCAGCTTCTGTTCCCGGTAGAACTTATATCCAACGAAATCGAGGGCGCGTCCGTGGCGGTCTTCCCTGTTCTTGGCGAGAGGGAAGATTTGCCAATTGCCCTTTATCTCAAGTTCAAGCTCGTTCTCAATGAAAGGCTTGATGTGTTCAAAGAACATTCGGCGAAGCCATTCCGGGCTTGTGCCGTAGAACGCGAAATCGTCAGCGTATTCATCTACGTCGATGCGCCATTCCTCATTGCATAGGTGCATGAATACTGCAAAGACAAGGTTGGCAAGGTACTGCGACAAATAATTCCCGATGGGGAGGTTTTCTCCGTCGCATATCTCGTCCCTGCGCACTGGGTGGGGAGTACCGTTCACGCTGTCGATTATCTCGTCAATCAGCCATAGAGTGTCAGGACATTTGATTTTCCACCTTGCGGCTTTCTTCAGAACCTTGTGCTTGAGCGACGGGTAGAACTTCTTGATGTCGATTTTGAGGATGTAGAGGGGTTGTCCGTCGTACTTGCGGATGTGCCGCTCGACGCTTCGAGCGCATCCCTCTATTCCTCTGCCTTTGACGCAGGAGTATGTGTTGTGCGTAAAGGCTGCGACCCATATCGGTTCGAGAATGTTCATTATTGCGTGATGAACTATTCTGTTGGGGTAATATGGAAGACGGTAAATCAGCCGTTCTTTTGGCTCATAGACCGTGAATACTTCGTAGGCTGAGGTTTTGTATGTCCGGGTTAGCAACGCTTCGTGCAGGGCTTCAAGATTGGCTTCTCGGTTTCGATCATGATGCCGCACTCCGTATGTGCGGTGTTTCCCCCGGCGAGCCTTTTGGTCAGCCAGCCGGAGGTTCTCCACCGAGATTATCTTTTCGTATAAGTTTCCTATACGCTTCATTGCTTTGCTTTCTTACTTGGGGCTTTCGGTCGTCGATACGAGGGACGTGCCTACTAACTCCTTTTAGGGTGGTCGATATTTTTTGCCAAGAGGCACGGTCGTCTTCCTGTTATTTCGTCGGGGTTTATTCCGTCGAGATTCTTTAAGCAGAGGTGAGAGCCGATGTTCGCATTCGTATTCGAGGGGGTGTTATTCGAGTTCGCATAGGCGAGACCTGCATTCGCACCGTTATTCGCGTTACCGCTGAACAGGACACCACGAGGAAGACCAACCTTTATGTTATTTGTTATTCAAAATAAAACCTGTTGCCGTTTGAGCGAAGCGTAACCTTACGAGGAAATGCGTCGCGCTTCTGTATCTCTTTGAGGACATAAAGGATTTCGGCAGACCCTGTGAAAAATTTCTGCGATTCAGATTCCGGGCTGTCCTTGCTCGGTCGGATTTGCACGAGTGTCTGTCCTGCCGTTCCTTTCTGCTTGCTGAAACGGGTGGGGATGTCTTCAAGGAATTTGAAAACCCAGAACGAAGTGTTCACAATCTTCGACTGCTTGATTTCGTCTCCGATGAGGCTTCGGCTGTTCTCGTCTCTTGGGATTCTGAGGAAGGCAAGGCTTCCGTCATCTACTCCCTGCTGTACGTTGTCTTCATTGTTCATGTCTGTAATGTTTTGAGGTTATTGGTTTGGTTAAGACCCTGCTCCCCATCGGGGGACGAGGAGCGAGGGTCGGGGGTCGTGTTAATCGGGTAAAAAGCAAAGGCGAGAGCCGACGGACGCAGTCGCATCCGAGGGGGCGGTATGCGAGCGCGCAAAGGCGAGACCCGCACGCGCACCGCCATACGCGCTACCGCCGAACAGGACACCACGGAGCGTCTCTGCTGTGGGTATGTTCGTGTAGTGATAATCGCAGAAGAACGTGGTGCTTCCACCGCCTGTGCAAAGGGTCGGCATGATGTCACCCTCCTCGCCGAAGATTATCTCCTTGACATATCCATCGGTTCGGGCTTCATTGCCTACGTGGTGGTATCCGTCGTATCCGTTGTCCTTAAACTTGGAGGGGTCGGAGCAGACGAATACCTTGCTCAGTTCGTCTCCGCCGTTGGCTGCTGTGGGAGAGATGCGGACGTTGATGCCGTCTGTCCACTGCCAAATATGACCGAAGGGGTTCTCTACGCCACGATAGCGAGGAACGGAGACAGAGACGGTGGTGGCGTTGTATTCCGAGGGCATATCGAATGAAACAACGCCTGTGCCGTTGCCGATGCTGTCCGTATAACCGCAGGGAATAAAGGGATAGTAGCCGTTGAAGGTGTTCCACTTTCCTTCGTCGAGTGTTGTCACACCTGCACCGAGACCGCCCTGCTTATAGCCCTCGGTGGTCGGCTCTGCGTTAAATGCCGCCTGTGTATTGAGGTTGGCATATTCGACCACGAAGAGCCAATAGAGGGTCTTCTGTACATCGTAGGTCATGCAGTTCCATTCGGTGGAGTTAGCCTTGCGGTTTCGGGCGTAGGTTCTGAAATTCGTGCGGCTGATGGAGGTCGCCGGGACACCGAGTTGTGTTTTTGCTGTGCCGTCGAGAGTAGCGTTGTTGTTGCCGCCACGGTAGTCTGCGGTGTTATTGGCTACGGATGCCAGCTTGTTGGTCGAGCGTTGTACGGTGGCTTCGTATGCCGAAACGTAGCACTTGGGGACTTGATGGTATCCGGGCAGCGGAAATTCTGAAAGCATAACGCGCTGTTTGTTTCCGTCCGTGATAAAGCGGCGGTAGTGCAGAGGAATTTCTACCATGACCTGTCCGTGCGAGCCGTCGCGGTGCTGTCCTGTCCAGTTTTTGGGGTCGAGGTATTCGACCACTTCGCCCTCATCATTGAGGAGGACACCACGCATCCTGTTATGGATTGGGAGCGATTTGTGTAGGGCTACACTGCCGATGCGTGTGCAAACCGAGGAACTTACCGTCTTGTCTCGCTCGATGCCGTATGCGCACTGTTCCTCAAGATATGGGAGGAGGGTAGCGAGTGCTGCTTTTTTGCTCTCGCCGTCGGTGTCGAGAACCTCGACGTAGAGGTCATAGGGATTTGTCCCTTTTACGTTTGGCAAGTCGGAGATCCGCTTGCCGTTCTGAAACGCTTCGATCAGTTGTTTGAGAAGCGATTCTTCTGCTGCTGTAAATGCCATGTTGAAATTGTTGAATTGTTAAAAAATCAGTTCAGCCTTATTGCTCCGCTTGAAATCAGCCGGAGCTTCTTCCGGGTATTGACCATGCGAAGTGTCGGGGCTTCTACCCTTATGATTATTGTTTTTGCGAGGTCGGTGTTGCAAGTCGGTATAATCTGCACCTCGCTTGCTCCGATTCCAACCACCTTAATTCTTCCTTTTTGGTCGATTCTGACGGCTTCGTTATCGGAAATGAATATGATGTTCGGCATCGTTCCATTGGGCGTGAGAGTGGCTTCTATGCGGTTCTCTGCGGTGTTTCCGTAGGTTATCCGGCTTATGGACTCCACTTTAAGTCCTGTCGGAATAAGTCGGGCAAGTGCGGCGATTGTCTGTTCCGTGGCTAACTGCGCAGCGATAGTCGCTTCGTGTGCCTCTTCTGTCGCTTCTATTGCGGCGGTAGTCGCAGCGTCTGCATTGTTCTTGGCAGTGGTCGCTTGTCCGGCTGCGTCATTGGCGGCAGACGTTGCGGCATTTGCTTTCCCGGTAGCTGTGTTCGCATCGTAGGCTGCTTTGTTGGCTGCAGAGGTCGCTGTCCGGGCATTAGAAGCGGCGGTGGTTGCGCCCGATGTCGCTGTCTGCGCAGCGGTGGTAGCGGTTCGAGCCGCAGTGGTTGCCGCCTGTGCTTCTCGTGTCGCGGTTTCAGCGTTTTCTACTGCTGTGTTGGTCTTCTCCTCGACAAACTCAAGCGAGACCTTGACCGAGCGATTGTCTTTGTCTGTGCCGATTGTAAACAACCCTTTGAGGGACGAGTAAAGTGGTAGTTCTGTAATCTTTATTTTTTTCATCTTGAGGAATGATATTAGTTGTTGAACCTTAATGTGCCGCTCCCGGTCAGCCTTAATGATGCCCGGTTGTTCACGAAGCGCATCGACGGATATTTGAAGTAATCCGGCAGCATCTCGATAGCGTTCTCTCCGTCCTGCGTGAAGATGATGATGCCGTCCTCGGAAGCGAGAACATAATCGTCGCCGTTGAGCCGGAAAGAGTGCGTGAATGTGAGGGTCAGCGTGAACCGCAGCCATATCTTGTCTTCCGGGTAAAATTCCGAAACGCTTGCGCTCTTGTAGTGACATGGGAACTCCTGCTCCAATGAGGAAACCTCCAGCAGTCGCTCGTCGGGTCGCGTGAGGTCAAAAAGCAGAGCGTCGTAGTTGCGCCACAATTCATCGAGTGTCTCGGCTCGCATCAGGCAGTTCAGCTTAACGTCCTTGCTCTTGAATGTCACTGCTGCGTCATCGTATATTGCCCCGGACTGGGTTGCGATGTTGCGCAGGAGGTTCTCCTTGACGGCTGCTGTCTTCATTACTTCCGACAGACTTCCCTGCAATATCCGGCATCCGTAGTCCGTGAACGGCAATCCGTCGATGAGGTAGTCTTCCGCTCTCATGACGCTGCTTCTCGGTGCTTTGTAGCTGTATCCTTTGAGGGGGAAGTCGTTGCTGAATTTGAGAGTGGCGAAGCCGAGGGTCTGTGCGTGGTCGAGGTTCGGCATCTGTGTCAGCCGAAGCGTGTACCGTCTTCCGATGTGGGCGCAGTTGAATTCGTGGTATGCCCTGTCCGAAAGCATCGTTACAAATTCGATGAACCGACTGAACAGACCGCCGTATGCGATGTTGATGGAGACTTCTTTCGTATTGAGTTTCGGGTCGGAGAGGTCGGCTTCGATGCCATCCTCCTCTTGCCAATCATTGTATTCGACGGTCTTAAGCGGAGGGTATGCGATTAGCTCGTTCCACCCTCCGCTCACGACATAGACACCCCACTGCTTGTATGCGTCGTGTCCGTCGATGTATAGTCTCCCGGTCATCATAAAATTATCGCATTGTCAGATGTTCTGCGGATTATATTGGTTGAGACTCCGGCTTCGGTTCTGACAACCGCCCAGCCGGAAGCGAGGACGGTTGCCGATGCTCCGTGCATGGTTATGACGGTATGATTCTCGCAAGTGTCGCATTTGATTGTTGCCGTTGTCTTGCCGATGAGAACTGCTGTCTTCGGATTCTTGAGTGTTATGTTCCCTGCGTCAATGTAGAAGCTATATTGCTCCGGGTTGAAACGCTTGAACAGACGGAATGTCGCAAGGTTTGGAAAATTCGCCGCGAGGCAAAATTCCACACCCTGCGGAGACGTGAACAGCCGGGCAATCCCGGCGATGTCCTCCGTTCCTTTGAAAAGGTTGCAAGCGGCGAGTTTCTCTGCCACAACACTCATGTGGCTTGCTTCGCACCGCTGTCTGCGTTGTTCTTTGGCTATAAGCCATTGGCGGTGTATCCGCTCTATGATGTCTTTTGCTTCCATAGGCTATGGCTTTAATTTAATTCCTTTGGTGGCTATATCGTCGAGGGTGTCTGTCATCTCTTGGATATTATTCTCCATGCGTTGAAGGCGTGCGCCGAACCCCTCGGTCTCCGTCTCGATGTTCATCACGCTTCGCAGGATTGCCTGTGTAATGGCGAGAATTGCTTTCGTGTTCTCGCTGATAGAGAAAGTATGCCCCTGCACCGCTGTCATGCGACCGTTGAGTTCGTCGATGCTGTCTTGGTCGGCTGTGGCGATTCCTTTCTGTGAGGCTTCTCGTTCCGCGTCGCTCGTGACCGTGAACATATTCTTGACGCTGTCCGGGAGATTCTCCCAAATGGCGGCGAAGTCTGCGCCCACTGCGTTGAGGTCATTGGCGAAGCCCTGCATGGAGTTGATGACGCTGTCGAGCCCTTGAAATTGTCCGTCTTTGAACCACTTGGCTTTATACTTGTTGAAGATGTCTCCGAGAGGTTCTTCCAAGAACTTGCTTATAAGCATACGTTTCAGAACATCAGCGACAATCTCGTTAACCTTTTCGCCCCATGCTTCGGCAGCGTCCTCTCCGGCTTGGAAGGCTTCAAAGAAGGCATCTGCAAGTTCTTCAGCGATTCCTGTTGAGGTGTCTCCGATGATGTCCTCGACCATATCGTTAATCAGCTCGATAGACTGCTGTCCGAGTTCCTCGATTTTATTCTTCCATTCTTGGATTTGTCCGCTGTCGGAGTCTTTCTTCGAGGCTTCCGCGTTGATTTGCTCCTGTAGAAGTATCTGCTGCTGCGCGAGGTTCTTGAGCTGCTCGTTGGCTTGCTGATACTTCGCTCCACCGAGAGCCTTGTCTGCGGTGTAGGACATCGAACCATAAGCCTGTGCGAGTTTCTCTGCGGTCTTCTGCATCAGAACTTGGCTGTCGGAGGCTTTCATGAAATAAATCCACCATTTCTGCCAGCCTGCTGCTCCGGCTGCAAGTTCTACCTTTGTCTGCCACAGCGTCTTGTTAAGTCTATCTATGGCAGTGCCATATTGCTGCTGAACCCTGCCTATTTCTTGATGGTCGAGTTCCCACTGGAGTTGGTCGATGCGTTCTTGGAGGTGTTCTATCTCCTTTTGCTTCTCCTCATCATCGTTAAAGAGACTTGCTATCTGCATCGCAATCTGTAAGGCTGCGCTTATAATCGTGAGGATTACCGAGGCTTTCTCCATCGTTGAAATGGCGGACGCTCCGGCTACAGCGGTAGCTTGCATCGAGGTTGAGCTCATCTGCACAAGTTGAACGATGCCATTAATCATCGTGAGCGTGGAGGAGGCGAATTGTCCGCACTCGGATATTATTTCGCCGACCGTGCCACCGATGGTATCGCCCATGCTCTCGAATTCTTTCTCTACCTCGTTCAGAGTCTTGTATAGGTCTTCCCACTCCTTTATGGTGCGCTTTCCGGGATTGGTCTGATTCTTGGCGTTAGCCTTGTTTACAGCCGTCTGTGCAGTAGCGACCTTTGCTCGTGCCTGTGCGAGTTGCTGTGGGTCGGCTGTTCCGCTCTTTTCGAGTTCGTCGAGGTTCTTCTTTGCCTGTTCAAGAACTGCGTTGAGCTGCTTGAGGGAGAGGTTTGCGATTTCCTCGCACCATGCTTGGTATGTCTCCTCTCGTGAAGCAAACTGCTCGTCAACTGCTTTGAGGGCTTCTGTCTCCTGTCGGTCGAGTTCATCGAGGTTGCCTTGCGTCACACCTTTCCGCATGACCTTGTTGCCGTCTGCATCGGTCTTGAATGTGCCGTCTTCGTTTTTCTCGTAGAGGGCATCGCGCTTCCGGGTATATTCTTCGGTTATCTTGAGACGCTGTTGCTCGTAGGTCAGCACGTCTCCGAGCATCTTGTCAAGTGCTTCCTTTTCTCCCTGCGCCCGGATTTCCGTAGCAATCCGGGAGTAGGCTTTGAGTTGGTCGAGCATACCCTGCAAGCGGTCTGCTTCTGCATTTTTGCCTTGCTCCCGAAGGGCAGCGACGTTGGCTTCTGACAAATAATCATCAGAAACCGACGAGCGATCGAATGTCAGACCGTTCTTTTTGGCGGTGGGATTTGCGTTCTCCCATTCGAGTTCTTTGAGGTCGCGGATTCCCTCAAGCATTTCTGCGCGTCTCTGCTGATTAGCAAACACGAGGCGGTCGTAGTTAAGCTCGACCTGCTTGAGTTCTTTTTCCACTCCGTCCTTGAGCAAATCTATTTCGTTCTGTCGTATGTCGAATTCCGCTTCTCTTTGAGCCTTGATGACCGATTCGGCGTATTCCTTGATTTTCTGATTACGCTCTGCCGTCTGAACTGCGATTTGGTTGTCTTCTCGCTCCTGTTTTGCAGCCGCTGTTTCTCCACGTTTTGCGCTCCCGGTTACGTTGTAACCTTGCACCTTTTGGTCGGCACGAAGAATTTCAGCAGCAAGCGCACGACCTTTTTTGCTTGTGCGCTCTGCTTCTGTCATGGCATCATATTCAGCCTGCTTCGCTTTCTTGTAATCCTCCCAATCTTTTTTGTTGTACTGGGCTTCGGTCTTGGCTGCGGCGGCAGGAGCGGTTTTCTTCTCCGGGGCTTTACCGTACATGGCTTCGGCTTGGGCGAGTGCATCGTCATACACTTTGCGAGCCTTGCCAATTTTGCTATAAATTTCGGTTATTTCGTTTGTTGTGTATGTGAGTGTCTGTGCCCCTATGTTGGTCATGGGGTCTCCGGGAAGATATTTCTCATGTTTGACATCCCAGCCTTTTAGCCAATCAGCATTAAGCGTAGCAATCGTGCCGCCATTCTGAATGTGTCGTTTGAGTTGGTCGAAATAGTCAAGGTACAGGAGCTGTCCACTCTTGTTTTTCTTGTTGCCATATCGTTTTTTGAGGGCTTCCTGCAATTTCTTCATCTGCTCACCCTCTGCCTGTCCGTATGCGTCGGCTTCTCCCTTGACAGCGGCTTCCATTGCCCTTGCACGGGCTGCTTCAAGTGCCGCCTGTTTAACGGCTTTGTATGCAGCTTCAACATCTTTGAGGGTGGCAATTTCGTTGTTCAACCCTTGCAGATAGCTTCCGTACTGACTGAGGATTGCATCTTTGGCATCCTTGTATTCCTGCGTTCCCTCTTTGGCATTTTTAAGGCGAGTGAAGAGGGTGTCAATCTGTATCTGCTCCGATGCGCAGGTCGCATTAAAATCCTCATTGACCTTGTTGAGGCGCTCCTGTGCTCTCTGTGCATCGGTCTGATAAGTGATGAGCTTGTATATCCCATAACCTAATGCCACAACCGCTGCTGCCGCAATCGCCCACGGGTTTGCCATGATGACGGCATTGAGCTTGGCGGCTACGGCTGTCAGTTTGGTCTTTGCGGCTGACAGAAACCCGGTTGCGGTCGCGTTGGCTGTCTCTGCTGCGGTATCGAGAGCCGTTTCGATTGTTCCGGCTTTTCTGACGGCAGTATTCACATCCGCCGCTTTGCTCTGAACCTCTCGTGCGGCTGTGTTACGGACTTTGGAAGCTGTGTTGAGTTCTTCCTGTGCTGTCTCCAGCGCGGCTTCTGCGGTCGCTATTTTCTTCGAGGTCGTAGCATCAACTTGTGCCGCCATCTCCTTTCGGAGTGCGACGATGTTGCGGCTATGCTGAACTTCTTCGGCTCGCGCAGTCGCAATTTTTTCGCTGATTGTGGCTATCTCCCGGTTCTTGGCTGCTATGACCTCCTGCGAGGCTCCGGCTTCCTTGAGAGCCCTTGCCTGTGCTATGGCAGCGTTCTTCTGTTCCTCCAACTTGACCGCAAGGAGGGCAGCTCGGCTCTGCGCTTCGCTCTCCGCTGCTATCTTCTTGATTGTTGAAGACTGTTGGTCTGCGGCTGCGGAAGCGTAGGCTGCTTCCACCTCTGCTTGTCGTGAAGCCACCTTTTCCGCAGCCGCGACCTTTGCCGATTCTGCTGTTGCGAGACGCTCTCGTGCGGCGGTCAGCTCTACTTGTGTCGTTTGGGCGAGCTGTATCTGCCGCTCCATCTCGGTCTTCATTTCAGCAATCACGGCAGCACGATAGGCTTCCGAGGTCTCTGCAAGACCGAGTTTTGAGATTTTGGCTTTCTGCTCTGCTGTCATGACAGCGTAGATTTGAGCCGCTTCTTCTGTATGCTTTATCGCTGTTACGCTGCGGCGCACGGCTTCTGTTGCGATGAGTGCCGCTTTGTATGCTCCGTATGTCCCGACAATAACTGCGAGGATTTCTGCGATTTCCTTATAGTGCTTGACTATGGTTGTAGCACCACCGATGACCTCGACGGTCGCTCCCTGTGCGGCTGTACCGAGGTCATTGTACATATCATCGATTGCGCCCTGTAAATTGGAGATTGCGCCCTGCGTTCCTTTGCTCTGTTTCTCAAGCATCCCGTAGAACTTGCCCCCGGCAGAGGTTGCTGAAATAAAGGCTTCCGTTACCATCTCGGTCGTGATTTTGCCTTTCTCCATTTCCTCTTTGAGTTCGCCTATCGACTTTCCTGTCTTCTCGCTGATGACCGACAAGGGGTTGAACCCTGCGTTAATCATCTGCAAAAGGTCTTGACCCATCAGTTTTCCTGTCGCGCTCATCTGCGAAAAGGCAAGAGTGAGGGAATTGAATTTCTGCGCGTCGCCCATCGAAATATCTCCAATCGCCCGGAGCATCGGCATGACCTTTTCGGCTTCAATATTAAAAGCGAGCATGGTCTGTGCGCCCGAAGCGAGGTCTTTCAGCATCATGGGCGTGTTCACGGCAAATTCCCTGATGTCTTTGAACATCGCAGAACCCTTGATGTCGCTTCCGAGGAGAGTGTTGAACGAGATTTCAAAACTTTCAATCTCTCCACGGAGTTGTATAATGTTGGAGGTAAATTCTTTAATTTGCCCCACAGCAAAAACACCTCCTGCGGCTTTTGCTATTCTGCCGAAGGTGGCATCCATCTTATTGCCCTCCTGTACTGCGGTCTGCCCGATACTTGCGAGTATGTTCCGGGATTCTGCCGCGTCGCTGCGGAGCTGTGAATTGTCTATGCCTGTGGCGTAGAATAGTCTGCCGTTATCAGTGTTCATTGTTTAATCTATTGAGTCGAGAAATGCTCGTACCTTTTCTTTGTTCTTGGGGTCTCCGGCATCGATGTTCTCCTGTTGGTCGCCTTTGTCTTTCTTGTCTTTGGGGCTTTTGTAGGAGGGTAGCGATGCGCCGTAAAGCGTGAGGTTTGCATAGCTGAGTTCATAAAGAACGTAGTCTATCGGAAGGTTGAAAGCCTTGACCGTTCCGGCGACTACTGCCCAGATGCTATCGCTTCGGTTTCCACTTTCGTCGGGCGCATCAGATTTATCTCTGTCAGGAAAGTGGTAAGCCCGAAAAAATCGCCGACCTGCATTTTGAGAAGGGTTTGGGCGATGATGTTGTGGAGGTCTCTCGGTGTCGTGTCTTCCAGCAATTCCCGGCTCAGTCGTTCTTTCTTTGTTTCGTACTTGACTACCGTATGCTTCGTGCTGAATAACCCCCATAGATGCCGTTTCTTTTCCGTGTGGCGGCTTTCGACAATGTCGTTTATGTGTTTTGCCCCAAGAATTAAAGTCGCGGCTATATCGCCTAATTCTTGGCAGTCTTTGGCTACTGACAATGTCTCCTCGATTACCTTGTCTTCGTCGAGGTGGAGGTGGGGTAAACGCGAGACCCCTCCCGAAACGAGGATTAAGGTCGCTACGCTCGGAGGGGCTATTGTGTATGTCTTGCCGCCTATTGTCATTCCCTCCGGCTGTTGGAGGATGGTTTGGGCGACCTTTTCTTCAATTGTCTTTTCCATCGCTGTGAGGTATTGATTGGTTGCGAGAGTGGGATTCGAACCCACGACCTCTGTGCCGGGAACACAGCGAGCTGCCACTGCTCTATCTCGCTTGGGCTGTAGTGTGCGCTACGGGGTAATTGTGCTGAGGTTGTTGAACCTCAGTGTTCCGTCTGCTGTCAGTCTGAATGTCGCCCAATCATTCACGCACCGCACACCACTTAGTTTTTTGGAGCGTTCTTGAAGTAGGGTTTGACCATCTTGCCCTCTTTGGGCTTGAGGACTTTCGCCACATAGTGGAGCATGATACCGTCTGCGGTGGTATAGCTCTCCTCGACGCGCAGGGTGCAGCGGTCGATTTGGATACCCTCGCAGTCCGGGTCTTCGGGCGTGATACGGAAGGCGTGTTCTCCGGCGATGATGCCGTCGTTGTCTTCCCACGGACGCTTCTTGCCTTTCTTGACGAAGTGGTCAAATTCTAACTGATATTTGTTCTTCCCGGTGCGCGAGTCTACGACATCGCCACCTTCTTCGAGTGCTTCGGTCTCCGTACCGGCGGTCGGAGTGAGCTTGGTCGTTGTGTCTTTGGGGGTGTCGATTGATTTCCACGTTGCAGCGGCAGCGGGTGCGCCGTCGGTGGATTCTGCGGTCTCGATATCGGGTTTACCCCATGAAAGTAATGCCATATTATTCTTGTTTATGGGTTGTTAATTATTCTGTTTCTGAACAATCGGAGTGATTATGACCTCGTCTCCGTTCTCCGTCTCAAGAAGAGGGAAGTATCCGTCATCGGTGTCGGAGTCCGTGGCATCGATCATCGCCGACTGCGGTGTCTGTATCGGGTCATTGTCGTGTCCGAAATACTCGTACTTGAGCTTGACGACCACGAAATGCTGATTAATGCTCGGTTCGGCTTCCGTGTAGATTGTCTGCTGCAACTTGAATTTGTAGCATGAAACCTCTGCCGTAAGGCTGTCAGCCCATGCCTGTGCGAGTTTCTCTATCTCCTCGGTTCGTCTTCCGTCTTCCAGCCATGTGCCGTTGTCTTCGGGGTCGATGTCCGGCACAAAGATGTTGACGGTTACCACGCCTGTCTGTATTTGGTCGGGCAGTCCGGCAGTGAATGTCACAACCGCATCTTCCATGCGGCTGTCTCGTGGGCGGTAGCCGTTCCGATAGACCTCTCCCGATATTTGGGTGTAAAGGGTCGAGTCTTTCAAGAGACGGCTAATGTCGCCCTGTATCTGCTTTCCTGTCTTTGCCATTGGGTCGTGTTATTTAAATCCGAGTTGTTTCAAAATCTGCGGCACAAGTTTGTCAGCAAGCAATTCCGCGCTGTCGAGAACGTCTCGCCCTGTGGCGGAGACAAAGGAGGCGTAATTCATTCCGGCTACCACGATGAGAACAATGCCCTCCGGGAATTGCCGGGCGACCTCTTTCGCGTATTGGATTCCGCTCTTTGCTCCGCTGTCGCCTTGCATGACCACCTCGAAGTCACTCTGATATTTTATCTTTCCGTCAAGAACGATGACGTATCCGAGCGAGCTTCGAAGGTTGCCTGTGCGGTCTTTGTAGGAGTTTGTCTCACGGGCGGCATTGAGGCATTTTTCGCCGATGAACTGCAAGTTGTAAATAAGCGCATTTGTCATGCGTTCCACCTGCTGTTCAATGTAAGCGTCAATCTCTGCTGCCGGGGTCTTCTGCGTGATTCCCATTTTCGTGAGTTATTTTCTCCGAATTTGCCCTCTGTGGCGTTTTGTCGTGCAAATGGTATGGTTGTTCCACCCGACCGAAAGAAGCGCGACACAGGGCAACACACGGGGTCATATTAAAATCCTTATTTCTCCGACCGCTTCAAGGGCTTCCGGGGGCGCAATCAATGAGAATTCTCCGAGGACCTTGCCGCTTCGTTCCGTCAGCCGGATTTGTTCCGAGGAGGGCAGCGGCTGTTCCTCAATCAGTACCGTGTAGGTGGCTGTCGTGAAACGCTCGCCGTTGACCCTGCCGAGGTTCGTGCGGTTGTTGGGGATAAACTGACAAGGGATCGGTTTGCTCCAGCCGACCGCTGTCGCTTTCGTTGGATAGCCTGTCTCCGGGTCAATCTTTCCGGGGGTCTTCTCTTTGAATTCGATTGTGCCGTTCTCGATTATCATAGTCTGTCTCCTTTGTAGCCGTATGAGACGCACCCGGCATTTGCCGTAGGCTCGTACACGTCATAAATCGCGTTAGCCTGTCGCTTAAAATCTTTTCGCTGCTCGTCGGTAAACGAGAAGGACTGACCGCCCTGTGAAATGTTCGGAGCTCCAGAGAGCCAAAGCAGAAGGTCTGCTTTGGCAAGGAGATAATCCTTGCCTTGCAGACTCTCCTGCGAGGTTTCAGCGGCAAGCGAAATATTACGACGTTCCGCTGTCTCCGTGAGGGTGCGCAGCGGTATCGGGTAAGCGTTCACGCTCTTTAATGCGTCGAGGTTGGTTTGTGCCATTGATGCTTCGCATTACGGGGAGATTAATCCCATGAGGTTTTGTCGGTGCGGACGTAAACGTTGCGGTATGCCGTGTCGAGGACGGGGATTGCGTCGGCTTCGCCGATGGTTACCTCGCCTTTCGGCTCGATTGTGCCATATTTCTTGATGACGGTGTGAGAGCGCACGGCGCGGATTATGCAGTGGCTCGTGTCGTCATCTTCGAGTATGTCGTACTGGGTAGAACCCAGCTTCTCGGTTTCCGAAAGAACGAGACGGTGGTCGGCGAATGGGTTTCCTGTAATGTCCGGCTTGTCATCAAACTCACGAGTGATGTCTTGGTCGATGATGCGGAGCTGAAGACCGCCCAGCCATGCCTGTTCCTTGAGCATCGCGTTAATCTGCGCGAGGTTCGGGGTTTGCGAAATGTTGAGGGCGTTGGATGCAAACGAGGCGCAAGCCTTGATGATTTGGTCGGTCGAGGCGATGCGGTAGAGTTCGTTCAAGTTGATGAAAGCGAACTTGGGATTGCGTCCGTATTTCTTCTGCTCCTCGCGGATTTTCACGAGGTCGCCGATGATGTCGGCAGATGCCTTGTTGCCCCAATCGGTCAGAGCGACGACTTTCTGCTCATCATCGACATCGTAGTCGAGGTCGAATTCGTTTGCAAATGTCGCGTTGGTCGTGGTCGTGAACTTCATCACGCCTGCGTTTGACAGGAGCGTCCATGCGATGTATTCAAGCTCGGACTGAACACCGTTTGCGCAGAAGTCCACGTCTTCGCCCCAAAACTCGACGAGGTTGGTCGCGTCATCGTCTTTGGCGAGAGCGCGTTCTGTCTGATAACGCTTCATGTCCGCACGTGTCATTTCACGAGAAATGGCGATGTACGGCAGGTCGCCTTTCGCGCTCTGAAAGATGGGACGACGCTTGCGGATGATAGTGCCGTTGTCTGCGTGGAGGTCAGCGGCTACGTTCTTTTTTGTGAGCTGATTGGTCAGCGTCTCCCAATTGAACCCGGTTCTTTTCTTCACGGGGAAGTAAGTGCCGAAAAGGAAGGGCTTCATGTCGATGCTGTTCAGTCGACATTCCACCATCTGTTGATTCAGCCCGTGGATAAGTGTATTTACTACTGTTGCCATTGCTTATCGGGGTTAGAGGTTGATGATTCCTTTCAGTTTGGCGATGAGGAATTCGGGGACGGGGTTGTTGCGCGTCACACCGATTACCCATGCGTCAGTGCTGATGTTCGACTTGGGGTCGAAAGGTTGCCCGGTGCCGTTGACGGACTGCGGCTCGTATTTGAGCTGCGACTTGCTGTTTTCTGCGCCTGTCGCTTCTTCTGCCGCTTCAACGATGAAGCCACCGAGGGCGATTGCGCCGAGTGTGGTGTTTACCGTGATGGTGTCATACTTTTTGTTGGTCTCGTCGATCGCCGTGATTTTGTGTGCGACCTTGCCGGGTTCAACCATGATGCAGTCGCCGACTTTGAAGTTATGGAACTTCGAGACCTTGATGGTCTTGTCGGCTGCGGTGACCTCGGCGATAACCTCGGCGGTCTTGACCACATGAGTGATGCCCTCGACGGGTGCGCTCAGAATTGCGCCCTCCCGGAGATAGTCTCCACCGAGTTCCGAAGCTGCCACAGAAACGCCACCACGAATGTCTGCGTTCTTGTGCAGGAAGACGCGAGGTGTCTGGTCATCGCGTCTTTTCTTTACGGTCATTTTTGCCATTCTTCAGTGAGTTAATGGGTTAAACTTAGAAAGGCTGATTACCTGCGGCAGGGATGCCCTCTCGATGCGAGATTGCAGCTTTCTGCGCTTCGGTGAGTTCAGTCTTGTTCTGTGCGCCTGTTGACGCGGAAGGTTTGCCGAAGACAGCCCCTTGTGCTGCCGTATCGTCAGCGATGCCCTCGACCTCGGTCGTGATGTCTGCGATAAGGGTGTTGAACTCCTCGGCAGAATATTTGTCGATAGGGAGTCGCTCATAAGCCTTACGCATGGGTTCGGGTAATTTGCCTATTACGGCGTTGAGTTGCTGGGTTCGGGTTTCGGTTGTCTTGGCGGTCTCCATGCGTTCGATACGCTCGATGAGTGTTCTCGCCCATGCAGGAGTCTCGTCAGTTCCCCCGGTTGTTGGGTTGGTTGCGCTGCCGCCTGTCGGCTGCTCGCCCCCGGTCGTTGTGGTTGTGGTCTTCACTCCGTCTTTCAGTCCGTAGCGGCTCTCGTATTCCTGCACCGCGTTCTTGCGAGCGGTTTCGGATGCTTCGGTCGCTCGGCTGTCGCCGTAGCTTTCGATGACCTGCTGAATGGTCACTCCCTCTACTGCGGTCTTGACCTGTTCTGCTGTTGTGGCAGTCTTCGCGAGCTTGGTCGCTATCCTGTCGAGAATGCTGTCGCTGACCCCCGGAAATTTGGCTTTCAGCGCATCAAATAATTCTTTTTTCATCGCGATTTGGGTTGGTTTACTAATCAGTTAATGCGCAAAGTTACAAAGAAATTTTGATGTGATTATAATAAAATCACAAAAATCCAAATTATTCTCCGGGAATTTTCGTCTGAACACACTATTTAGCATAGTTGGGTGTAAAAGAATAAAAGAGTTAAAAATTGCCTGTTCGGTTAATTTTTCTCTCAAAAGATGAAGTATTAACCGAATAGTTAATGTAACTTTGTGTCGTGAATATGAACCACGGGCGTTCAGCCCCTCTAAAACTTGAAATCATGGCTTCTGCATCTGCATCCGTTTATCCCTCCTCCTACATCAACCGCAACTACCTCATCAAGGTTAACGGTCTTTCGCCCTCCGGCGACAAGCTGAACGTGTTGGTCGGCGTTTCCGGCGCGATTGCTCTCATCGGGGAGGAGCTGTTCTACAAGTTTGTCGGTCGTGCCGAGCGCGACATCAACAACGATGTTACCCACTGCAAACTCCGCCGTGGTATCAAGTTCTCTTTCTATCGCAAATAAATTTTACTTTTATGCTTACTTCCGAACAACTTACTGTCGTGCGCCACGTAAATGCGCACCGTCGCGCTCCGAAATGCTACGGATGCATCCATTCCGTTGATAGCTGCTATGGTTGTCAGCTCTGTGAAATTGACAATAAGTGGCGCGATTCATTCGCCGACCGCTCCGAATGTGCGAATTGGAAGACGAAGTTTCCGCTTCTTTCTGAAAAATGAACAATAAACCGGGTCGGCTTCAGGGTCGCCCCTCAAAATAAGTTGAAATGGAAAAATTACGCAATCTTGAAATGCTCCGCTTCGAGAATTGGCTTTGGAAGCATTACAACCCTGCCGAGGTCTTCGAGGACTGGGCAGAAAAGACCACCGAGGCTGTCATGGCTCTTGCTATTGCCGCCGACCTCGACCCCTCTGATATCGTTCTTCCTCTCTCGGAGGAGGGCATCTTCAAACCCATCTGTGGTCTCCATGACTTTCTCCGCACTCCTGTTGAAGAGCGCGACCCCGGCGAGGTCTGCCGGGAGTTCTATCCGGGTGTCGCCTTGACAAAGGACGAGCTTCGGTGGGTGGCTCTGCACATTCAGTCGGCTCTCATTCCGGCTGTGTGAAAAGATAACCCATTTGGTTATGTCTTCGGTTATCCCTTTGGTTATCCCCGCTTATGAAAAGATAACCGGGGGATAACCGAAAGATAAGCCATAGTAGAGTAAAGTAGAGTATATTATTGGTTATTGGCATAACCATATAAAAAATCTCCCTACGGGAGACAAAAAGCCGTCCCAGCCGTTGTTTCGGGTTATCCGCCTGTATCATCCGCAAGGGAGGCGAAAAATTAAAAATCATGGGAGTAATCGCAAAATCCGGCGCAAAGCCAAAAGAGACGGGCGACCGTTTCGTCTATTCCGTGGTGTTCTTCGGCGCACCTATCCCCGACAAACCTCGACAGAAGTTCTTCCTGTTCTCGTCGCTTGCCGCCATCTACGAGGTCTTCTCCGTGGAGCAGATAGGCTGCACTCTCGGACACCTCTACAACCTTAAAGTGCCAGACGGCTCTGCCTTTGCCGGAAAGCGATGTATCATCAAGCGTGAGCCTGTGGTCTCAAAGCGTCAGAAACGGCTCTAATTTCGTTTTCCGGCTCTCCGGCGGTGTCTCGCTCGTCTCATGGCTCTCTCGTGCGACAGCGGCGAAATTTGGCGGCTTCTGCGGTATTCTCGAATAATTAACGTAACTTTGTAATCTTAAATCTCTGAACTGCTTATGTTAGGAGCAATAATCGGCGACATCGTTGGCTCGCCTTATGAATTTGCCAACACATCTAATCCTCGCTTCCCTCTGTTCTCGAAGCGCAGCTCTTTTACGGACGATACCATCTGCACGGCCGCTGTCGCTGATGCGCTTGTGCGAGGTTCTGATTTCGGGCAGACGCTCCGGGAGTGGTGTCTGCGTTATCCCAATCCGATGGGGGCTTATGGCGGCTCGTTCAATGCGTGGCTGCACTCTGAAAATCCACAACCCTACAATTCTTTCGGCAACGGTGCAGCAATGCGTGTCTCTCCTGTCGGGTGGGCGTTCAACTCGGAAGCGGAGACGCTCCGGGCTGCGTTGGCTTCGGCTGCTCCGACCCACAACCATGTGGAGGGGCTTATCGGGGCTTCGGTCGTGGCTCGTGCCATCTTCCAGCTCCGGGCTATGAACCGCCCCTCGTTCCTCAGTGGTGAGGTCTCTGCTCTTGTGGCGGCTTCCTATGGGGAGGATTGGGAATATTATCTTCCGGCTCGAGGGGTCTTTGACGAGACTTGTCAGGGATGTGTCCCTCTCGCGTTCCACATTTGCTCTGTTTCCACGGGCTTCGAGCCAGCCATTCGCCGGGCAGTCGTGTGGGGTGGCGATTCGGACACTCTCGCAGCGATCGTCGGCTCACTTGCCGAGGCTCGTTGGGGCATCCCTGCCAAAATCCGGGAGAAGGCTCTGTCGATGCTCCCTGCTGATATGGTTGACGTTATTATGAAATTCAAATCTAAATTTGGCTATGAGTGCTAATAATACCCTTTTGAAATCTTGCCGCTACTACAAAGGCGAGTCCTCGAACCCATACGAGGGCAAAGACCACAATAAAGCCATGCTGTGGTCTTATGAGCAGATGTGGGTGCGCGATGCCGAGCGCGGTCTGTCTCCTGCCGATTCCGGCACTCTCGAAGACTACGAGGCTTATGGTCTCAAGTCTTTTAATGCCGATGATGGCGTTCCAATTTCGTTAAAGGCTTTCCTGTTCAACCGCTTCATGCATTGGCAGGGGGGCAACGGTATGGAAGCTGACCGGGAAGGGTTCAAACGCTTCTATCGTCGGTTCTACATGGGTAAATAAAAAAGAGGGCTTCGCGCCCTCTTTTCGTTTATGGTCATTTGAACGGATATCCTCCGACGTATGGGAATGTAACGGGGTGCTGTTCTATGATGTCCACATCGATATACCATGTGCCACCGCTTTTCTCAATCTTGGTTATCTTGAATTTCGTTCCTCGCTGAATAAGGATTTCGCTTTCGTAGCCGTAGCTACTTTGTCCGGCGATACCATCCCAATTCTTACCCCTGCCTTGTCCGTATGCGGAGAATGGCTCGCAGTACATCGCCTTTGTTCCTTTCGGGGCATAGATGTTGAAGATGATGTCTCCGCTGAAACCCTTTCCTTTGGCAACTCCGGCAGACCAGAACGCACCCTCGACACCCTCTGCCCCAAGAAGAGCCATGATGTCTGCATCGGTGGGGTTGCTCCAATTGGTAAGACCGAATTTCTTCAGAGCAACCATGCCGTCTCCTCGTTGCAGCCACATATCGAAATCGTATGAAGACCTGTCGATGATGGACTCGATGTGGGGGATTCTTCTCAAACCCTCCGCTTTCTTTGTGGCTGAACCGCAATAGGTCAGACCACGCAGCGGCTCATTGATGTTGCAGAATGATTGCGTGTAGCCGTATATCGCTCCGCGTTCTTGAGAAGATGCACCACGCCACACCTCTCCGCATTTTCCACGAAGACGCTTGTCTGCTTCTTCTGTGTCCTGCGCCCACATTGCAGCGTCTTTTCTCTTTTGGGAGTAGGCATCGTCTCCGAATTGCGAAGATGTGCTTTTGACGGAGGTGCCGGATTTCCCCTTTCGGTTGTGTTCGAGGACTTTCTGTTTCCATTGGGCAGATGCGATGTAACTCTTGGCGGTCTTTACGTCTCCGGCATCGATCGCGGCTTTGGCTTTCGCCATGAACTCCTTGAAATCCTTTGACGTGGTCTTAAAGCCAAGCAGGGCAGTGTATTCCGCGTTGAGCTTCGTGAGTTCGATATGTGTCTCGACCTCGGCGAGCTTCTTCTTGTATGCGTCCTGTGCGACCTGCCATGTGGAGTGCTTCTTGTTCTTTTCGAGCCACTGGATTTCAAACTCCAGCTTGCTCTTTAGCTTCTCTGCGTTGGTGGTCATCTCGATGCCTTG